TGAGGGGGACAACCACCAGCTCCGCACGCAGGGAGAGCCCCAGTGCAGTTTTTGGAATCAGCACGCCCGGCAGGAGTGATCCAGCAGGCAGGAAAGCAAAACTAGGACCCATAGACGCCCAAGAGGACGTGCCGGTGGTGAGATCCGCAGGACATACTTTTGTTATGGATGACGGAGATGCAGAGGGAGACAATCAGTTGATACGATTGAGGACCAGTTCCGGACACCAGTTGCTGATGCACGACACGGCAGGAGTCATTTACTTGGCCAACGCCAAGGGCACCGTGTGGATGGAGTTCAGTGGCGATGGCGCCGTGGACATATACGCCCAGAAAGGCTACAACATCAGGTCAGGTGGAGACATCAATTTCCATTCCGAGGGCGACATCAACATGTACGCCAACAGGAACATAAAGATCAAAGCGAACGAGCACCTGGGAGAGGATCCCCTGGACAGGACGATCAAGGGCTTCGTCAGCATAGACGGTTCCATCATCAACCAGATAGCCAGCCGTGCCATGAATGTTTCGGTGGACAAGGGCTACTACAGCCTGCGCACGGGCATGAGCATTTACACGCAGGCAGCGGGAGGCAACCAGATACATCAGGCATCTGGGCAGGTGCATCTCGTGGGCAGCCAGGTTCATTTCAACAGCATGCCGGTGGATCCAAATCTATTGAAACCGCTGCAGAGGACGGGATTTGGTCAGCCCAATGGCACAGGAACGGCAGAGATCCAGGTGCCCGATGTGACACCGATACTGAAAGGAACTGTGGGGGTATTGAGGCAGGACAGGAGCATACCAGGCATGTCGGGCATGCGAGTGCCCACGCACGAACCATTCCTGTGGCACTATGACAATTTCAAAGCATTCACATCTGCAGGCAGGAGAGAAGATGCCAACAAGCCAGGCACGCTGGGACATCAAGAAAATAAAATGAGACTAAGCCTAGTGCCGGCATGCAGGTTAGGACAATACCAGGCCGATCTGGAAAAATACATCGGAGAAGTATGTCCAAGCAAGACAGATATTGCAGCGATACAGAAAGCCACCGCCGAGTTCACACAGAATTACAGCACAATCTTCAATCTAGCAGATTCGGGACCACTGGCCATCAGACCATTGCTGCCAGGCATCAGTGACGTGTCCAATCAGGTCATCAACAGGATCACGGGAGCCGCGGGCGGAGAACTAGGTAACCTGTTCAAGGACCAGGTGTTCGTCAACCAAGCGGGGGTATTATATACACTGGGAGACATGGGCAAGGTCATCACAAATTTATCCGACATCAATCCAAATGGGATAGTGAAGCAGCTGACCGCAACGGCCGAAAACGCCCTGAAGACCACGGTGGGGGACGCCCTCAACAACGCCATCCAAGGACAAGTCAAGGACGTCGCCAGCTCCATATTCTCTGACAGGAACATTTCAGCGGTCAAGGATTTCTTCAGAAACGATGGCATAGACACATATGCGCTGGCCAACGACATGCAGCAGATTGCAAGCTCCGCAAACTTTGCCGAGGCCTTTGGAGCAGTTGGACTGGGAGACATCAACTTTGCCGACGCCTTCAAAAACTTTGGAGGAAACATATTTGGCGACGTGGACATATCGCAAGAAATAGATCTTCTTAAGCAGTTCGAGGGTCTTGGATTCGACGTGGACTGGGCCAGCTTGCCCTCGGCGTCATCATTTGCGGATACCGCGGTATTTGGTGGTGGGCTGACGGACCTGTTCAAAAATGCCGACAGCATATTTGGGCCTGCGCTGGGAGCATTTGGAAACAACGTCCTGTCCGGCATCAACCTGGGTAATCTTTCTCCGCAGGGATTGATACAGGGACTAGGCAACGCCGCCATACAGACAGGCATAAGTATCGTTACTGATCAGTTCAGAAACATCATAGCCGGAGAGATAACTTCGCTGACCAACATCACCAGCGTGATCTCGGGTGGGATCGAAGGAATATTTGGCTCCGCTGGAAGTGTTTTGGGCGAGATCGGCACAAATATAGGAGATGTTTTTGGAGGATTTGATATTGGAAGCATAGCTAGCTTTGATCTGGCCAGCCTAGACTTTGGTGGAGCACTTTCAAATTTCAGTATCGGAAGTTTTTTTTAGAGGATTAATATGGCATACAATGACAGCAACGGCAGCTTTGGCAAATCGGGGCAGGTTTTCAAGGGATTCAGTTCTAGGGCCGACCAGACCAACTTCAAGCTGTATGATTTTGAGCTAATAAAGCAGGATCTCATCAACAGACTCAGCGTCCGCAAGGGCGAGCGGGTGGAGAACCCCGAGTTCGGCACCATCATATATGACTGCATACACGAGCCGCTGACCAATGCTTTGAAGCAGGCCATAGCGGATGACATCACGCAGAATCTCAATGCTGACCCTAGGATCAGTACCTCAGAAATCACCGTGAGCGAATACGAAAAGGGCATAGCTGTTCAGGCCACTATATCCTATCTTCCATACAATATTACCGAGAAACTGACCTTCAGTTTTGATGATAACTCGCTTCTGCGCCTGTCTTAAACTACGCACTTAATATTATCAATAAATATCCGTGTATTAAACTATGGCCAGCACTGACAGACAGAACCGATTGCTAGTAGCCGAGGATTGGCGTAAGATCTACACCAGTTTCCAACAGGCTGATTTCAAATCCTACGATTTCGAGACCCTGCGCAGGACCATGATAGCCTATCTCAGGGAGAACTATCCCGAGAATTTTAATGATTTCGTGGAGAGCTCGGAATACATCGCGCTGATAGATCTCATCGCCTACGTGGCCCAGAGTCTCAGCTTCAGGGTGGACCTCAACGCCAGAGAGAATTTTTTAGAGACCGCATCAAGAAGGAACAGCATACTGAGGCTGGCGCGGCTGATCAACTACAACGCCAAGAGGAACCTGCCCGCTACCGGACTGCTGAAATTCAGCTCGGTGAGCACGACTCAGGACGTGAGGGACAGCAGCGGAAACAGCCTTGCCAATGTCACCGTGGCATGGAATGACGCCACCAACGCCAATGCCAGGGAACAGTTCATAAGCATACTGAACGCCGCCAACGTGTCCGGACAAATTTTTGGAAAGCCAAAGGAGGCGGACAACATAGGTGGAATAAAGACAGAAGTCTACATGGTCAACAGCAACAACACCGACCTTCCCATATTCACATTCACCAGGGGCATCAGCGGAGTGGCCAGGACATTTGAGATAGTGCCATCCACATTGATCAATTCCGAATCCATATACGAGCAGACACCGGTGCCGGGAACGGGATTCTCATATCTGTACAGGAGCGACGGCGCTGGAGACTCCAGCCCCAACACTGGATTTTTCGCACTGCTGAAACAGGGATCATTGGCCAATCTGGAGTTCGGCATAAATCAACCAACTACCAACTACGTGCAGGCTGTCAACGTCAACAACATAAACAACACGGACGTTTGGTTATATGAGCTGGATGACTTTGGACAGATAGAAAAATTTTGGACCAAGGTGCCAGACCTCAGCGGCAGCAATGTGATCTACAACAGTCTAAACAGCGACGTGAGAGATATCTACAACGTCGTGACCAAGAACAACGACGCCATCGATCTGGTGTTCGGGGACGGAAATTTTTCCAACATACCATCGGGAAAATTCAGAGTCTACTACAGGACCAGCGCCAACTCTAATTTTTCCGTGCAGCCATCAGACATGCAAGGCATATCATTCAGCATGACATACATAGATGCCAACGGTGGTGAGCAGGTGCTTACCATATCTTGCGAACTGCAGCAAAGCATATACAACGCAGCTGCCACAGAGAGCAACGACAGCATCCGGACCAAGGCACCACAGGTGTATTATTCTCAGAACAGGATGATCACGGCAGAGGACTACAACGTCGTGCCGCTGTCGGCGTCTCAGGAGATAATCAAGGTCAAGGCAGTGAACAGGAGCGCGAGTGGCATCAGCAGGGCCAAGGAAATCATAGATCCCTCGGGTTCATACAGCAACGTGTCGGTTTTCGCAGATGACGGTATAATCTATCGCGAGACCAGCACCCCGCAGTTCACTTTCTCTTTCACCAACAGGAATGAAATATTGGACGTGATCAATAGATTGGTGGAGACCAAGCTGAACAAGGCCTCGGCCAGGCAATTCTATTATGACAACTATCCTACCAAGAACCTGTCCGCGCTGGCAGCAGATTGGGTAAGCTCTTCTGTGGGAACCAACACCAACACAGGTTACTTCATGGGGGCGGGACCACTGGTTGTGGGTGATTTCTCCACCACCAATCTAAAATACGCCAAGCCCGGCGCATTGATCAAATTCATTTCTCCGGACACCAGAAAATTTTTGAACGGCAAGTTGGTTTCATCCACGACCGGATTGGCACAGGACAGGCAGTGGAGCAAAATAGCCCTGGTCGCGGGCGATGGGGCCAACGGAGGCGCGGGAAATTTAGAGTCAGGTCTTGGACCCATCACGCTGAATGATGTGTTGCCAGCGGACTCGGTTCTGGCAGCGGTCATACCGCAGTTCGTCACGGTGTTCGATGCTGCTCTTAAAACCGACCTGCAGGACAGGATCGAGATATTCGAGGAGTTTGGATTGAGATACGACGAGGAGAACGCACAGTGGAAGGTGATTACCGGTGCCAATCTCAGCTCATCCGAGGTATTTTCGCTGGCCGACGCCGGCGATACCACAAACTCCAATCAGGACCGCAGCTGGTGGTTCAGGTTCGTGAATGACGGCAACACCTACACGGTGACCTACAGGAACACTGACTACATATTTGAGTCGCTAGCAGACAATAAATTCCATTTTGATGAGCAGGAGAGGATATATGATTATGTGTCAGGGAGGTCCGTCAAGGACACGGTGAGGATCCTAAAGAGCAACACATTGCCCAACACGGGATCCGCGGTGGGCTACCCCATAGACTGGCAAGTGGTGGGAGTGGTGCAGGAGAGCGATGGATACCAGGACAACAGGAAAATAAAAGTGGGATTTTTTGACGGCGACGATGACGGAGTGGTAGACAATCCCGAGATATTCAACATCATAGTTGAACCAGACACAAACGTCAGCACAAAATTTGTATTTTTTGAAAAATACAATAGCTATGACAACATACAACGCTACAGGCCACACGCGGCCACCAACTATGTGTTGGCAGCCACGGAATCCAGCATCACTCTGCCCAGCAATTATGAGGACGGGCAGTTATTTTACTTCTACAATGATGACGTGGTCAAGATATATGACAAGGCTTCAGTCACCTTGTCGACAAGCACCGACTACTATGCCAGGAAGGGACGGGCAAATATCGAATTTCTTTACAAGCATTATGCCGGACAAGGCACACGAATAGATCCCTCGCACACCAACATCATGGACATCTACATGCTGGAGAGGTCATACGATCAGTTGTACAGGACATGGCTGGCCAGGGGAGGAGATGAACCTGCCGCATCCACATCAGACCAATTAAGAATATCCTACTCCGGCGTGTTGAATCCATTGAAAGGCCTGTCGGACCAGATAGTGTACCACCCAGTGAAATACAAAATACTTTTTGGAAGCAAGGCAGAGGAACAGTTCCAGGCAACTTTCAAGGTGGTCAAGAATGCCTCCACTAATGTCACGGCGGCGGTTATAAAGACCAGGGTCATCCAAGCCATCAACGAATTTTTCGCGCTGAACAACTTTGATTTTGGTGACACATTCTATTTCACGGAGCTGGCAGCCTACATCCACAACCAGATGGCACCAGACCTTTTGACTGTGGTCATAGTGCCCAATCAAAATGAGCAGGTGTTCGGATCCCTGTTCCAGATAAGCAGCGCCGCGGACGAGATATTCATAAGTGGAGCCACAGTCGAGGACGTGGTGATAATTGACGCGATAGGAGCCAATCAGCTTGCCATCAGCGGCACTGTGGTGACCAGCACCACGGGCACAACCACCAGCAACAGGTCAAGGTCAGCAGCATCTCAATCAACCACAGGAAGAATCGGATCGGGATCCGGCACGGGCAGTAGCGGAACGGGATACTAGCGATGGCAGATTCTCCTATCAATAGCCAGACAAATTATGAGGTGGTTACGGACGCACAGGGGGTGACGCTGCGCAGGTCCATTGCACATCTGCCGGCCTTCTACAGGACCGACAACAACCACAGGTTCCTCACCAGCACCCTGGACCAACTTATACAGCCCGGCAGCCTGACCAGATTAGACGGATACATCGGAAGAGAATATTCATACACCAGGCAGGCCGCGGACAGCTACATAGAATCAACCAGCGAGGACAGGGCAAATTATCAGCTGGAGCCCACTGTGACCTATACTGACAAGGACACATCATCCATCAATCCCGAAGACCAGGTGAAGTTCACGGCAACTTATGATGACTACATCAACCAAATAAAGTTCTTTGGCGGCAACGTGGATGACCATGGCAGGTTGAACAAGCAAACAGTCTACGCCTGGAACCCAGCAGTGGATTTTGACAAACTCGTGAACTACAGGGAGTATTACTGGCTGCCAGAAGGTCCCAACCCAGTGTTGATATCGAACAACGGACCAAACTCTGTCACAGAGATCACGGTTGCCAACGCGGGCACCGGTGCCTACACTTTCAGCACACACGGAGACACTGCCAACCCAACCCTGACCTTGTACAGGGGAAACACCTATAAATTCGCGCTCCAGGTCACCGGGCATCCATTCTACATCATGACGGAGCCATTCAAGACCGGCATAGCCGAGGACGGCAGCACGTCGGTGATATATTCCACGTCTGTCACAGGCAACGGCACCCAGGTGGGCACATTGACATTCACCGTGCCGAACAACGCACCTGACATATTGTACTATCAATGCGGCAATCACCAGGCTATGCAAGGAGTACTCCAAATCAAGACCATCACCGCGGCCACCAAAATTAATGTGGAAAAAGAAATATTGGGCAGCAAAAATTACACCATGGGAACTGGCACCAAACTGACCAATGGAATGAAAGTTAAATTTGGATCAAACACCACCAGTGCCGCATACGCCAATAGAGAATATTATGTGGAAGGAGTGGGAGATCATATCACTCTCACGGACACTGCTAAATTGATAACTCCCGAACATTATTCAACAGAGACCACTGAGCTCTACGATAGTGTGGCCTATGACACACGACCCTACGCCATCAGTTTCTACAGACCCGAAACGCCGGACTACATCACCATCAAGCGAGACAGCTTTGACAACAACGCCTGGAGCAGATACAACAGATGGTTCCACAGGTCCGCGATCGCGGCCGCGGATCAGGTCAACGGCAACGCCACGTCACTGTCAGAGACCAGCAGGGCCAAGAGGCCCATAATAGAATTTGATTCCGGACTGCAATTGTTCGATCACGGTACACAGGGACTAAACTCCGTGGCGCTGGTGGATGCCTTCACCACAGACGTGTTCTCTGCCATTCCAAATTCTTTGGGATACATCGTGGACGGGGTGCCATTTTCCCAGGGCATGCGTGTGCTGTTCACGGCCGACACCGACGCCACGGTCAATAACCGGATCTATAAGGTAAACTTCGTGACCATAGCTGGAGTGTCCAAGATCAACCTTACTCTGGAGTCGGACGGTCTTCCGCAAGATGGACAGACCGTTTACGCCGAACTGGGATCGGTCTACCAAGGCAAAACACTTTATTACACGGAGTCCACAGCAACGTGGCAACAGGGACAAACTAAGACTGCCATCAATCAAAAACCATTGTTTGTCATAGAGGACGATGATCACGTGGCATTCAATGATCCCGCGATATATCCAAATTCCACATTCGAGGGCGCGGCGCTGTTCGAATACAAGACTTCCGACACGTCACCCATAGACACTGTGCTGGGTATCAGGGTCAAATACAACACCATCAACAACGTGGGCGACATAGTTTTTTCATCCGACATCGCATCATCATCATTCACATACAAGAGCGGGGATTCCATGGTATCAAAAAATTTCAGTACCGGACATGTGAATTATATAATTGATAGGACCCATAATCTACCGAGAACATCCTGGGTGCAGATGGCTGAGCCCAGCAGGCAGAGGGTGTTGAGAACGTTCATAGTGGAATCAAATGAGTTGAGATTGTTTCCCGTAGATGTATTTGCCAACAGTGCACAGCTACCAGACCTGGAGGTGCAGGTGGACGTGAATCATAAGGTGCAAAACATAACGACCGATTACACATTGGTCAATGGAACCACCAACAAATACGTCAAGTTCACATACGATCTGTCGGTGGGAGACATTGTCAAAATAACATGCTTCAGCAGTGCCAAGAAGATCAAGGGCAAAGGTTTATATCAGATACCGGAAAACTTGGCAGTGAATCCATTCAATGAGCAATTGCGAGAATTCACATTTGGCCAGATAATGAACCACTTGCACGACATAAATGAGAAAAATGTCGAAATGACCGGCGACACCCCGGGAGACAGCAACCTACGTGATCTGCCAGATGTCAGAACCAAGGGAGGAACCATACTGCAGCATTCCTCTCCGCTACCACAGGCCGTGTTCCTGCTCATAGATCAACACGCCAACGCCATATCGTCAATCGATTATTGCTCGATGGAATATCAAAAATTCAAAGAGGCGTTCCAGGCCAACTTCACCATAGCAAAACCATACGAGGACGCCGCGCAGGCGGTGGACGAGATATTGAGGATAATGACCAAGCAGAAGAACACCAGTTTTCCATTCTACTATGAGGACATGGTTGGTCATGGAGAAAAAGTCAGCACCAGGACCTACACGGTGCAGGACGGCACCGAGACTCAATATTCCATAGACAGCCAATTTGACGACGCGATCCCCAGCAACCGCGCGGTGTATTTGTATCTCAATGGCGTCCAGCTGTTGAATGGTTATGACTACACGTTCAGTGACGCAGATGACAGCGTCAACATAACCGCCACATTGACTGAAGGTGACGTGATCCAGATCAAGGATTACAATGACACTACCGGCAGCTTCATCCCACCTACGCCAACCAAACTGGGCATGTATCCTCGTTACAGGCCAGAAAAAGTGTTGGACGAAACTTATGTGTCACCGGCATATGTGATAGTAGGGCACGACGGCAGCAGGACACTGGCGCATGGAGATTACAGGGACGACGTGTTGCTGGAATTAGAGAAAAGGATATACAACAACTGCAAGACTCAATATGATGCCAAGCTATTGCCCAAATCAGAAGTCAGTCCATCGGGATTCACTGCCGGTGATTACACCATCAGGGAAATAAATGATATCATGGGTCACGATTTTTATTCTTGGGCTGGTAGGAACGGAGTGGACTATCAAAAAAATAACACATACGAATCTAACAACGCTTTCACTTTCAACTACAGCAGGAACAAAGACTCGATCAATGGAGAATATCTGCCTGGATATTGGAGGGGCATATACAAACATTTCTATGACACCGACAGGCCGCACACACATCCATGGGAGATGTTGGGCTACAGCGAGAGACCCGCTTGGTGGGTGGAGCACTACGGTCCAGCACCATACAGCTCGGGAAATGAACTGTTATGGAATGACCTTGCAAGTGGATATGATCACGGCTCGCACACTTCTAACCCAAGATATGTGAGGCCAGGACTTTTGAATTATCTGCCGGTTGATGCCAATGGACAATTGCTGTCACCTTTGCAGACCGGACTTATAGACAGCTACGCGGCTGCCGGACTTGACAGGACATGGAAGTTTGGTGATCATGCTCCAGCGGAGACCGCGTGGAGGACGAGCGCACAATATCCTTTCGCGGTGATGAAGTTGCTGGCACTTACGAGGCCGGCAAAGTTTTTTGGACTTTTTCTTGACAACAGCAGATTAAGTGAGAACAAAGCGGGCAACATCATAGACACGGACACGCTGGTGGCCCAGAACACACGACAGGCCAAGTATCACTTAGAGGTAACAGTTGACACCCTGACCCAATCCACCACACGATACATCACGGCGGGATACCAGCCAATGATAGTAAATTACCTAATCAAATGTAATCTCGATCCCGCTGTATTTTTCTATGACAAGATGAAAGACCTCAACGTGCAACTGTCATACAAGCTGGGAGGATTCTCAGACAAGCAGAACCTGAGGGTGCTGACAGACAGCGTGAGTCCCGGATCCACAGCGGGATCGCAATTTATACCCGACGAGAACTATAAGATACTGTTCAGGGTAAGCAATCCCATAAACACTTTTGAATATTCCGGAGTGTTGGTTGAATCCAACACAGCTGTCTCAGGTGACGGCAGTACTCTGGAGGGTGGCTACAAGATCATAGGATACAATACCATCAAACCATACTTCAAAATTTTTCAACCTCTAAAGAATGGAAACAGCTACAACATCGAGGCCGGCAGCGCCAGAGCAGTGATTTACAAAGATTTCTCCCAGGTGGAACAAATCATCACTTATGGCACGGTTTTCAAGGACATACAGTCCGTGGTGGATTTTTTGACGGGATATGGAAAATATCTCGAATCGCAGGGATTTGTTTTTGACAGGTTCTCCAAGGAGCTGGAGGAAACGGCAAACTGGGAAACGTCCGCCAAGGAGTTTATCTATTGGACCAGGCAGGGATGGGCTCCCGGATCGGCCATCACGCTGAGCCCAGGCGCTGGAGGATTCAACCTCGTGACCAGAGACAGCGTGGTAGGCAAATTAAGAAATCTTCAAGGTGAATACACTGTGCTGGACGCCTCGGGGCGAACGATGCCGGAGAAATCCATCAGCACCAAGCGTGTGGGCACCACTTTCGAGATAGTAAGCAAGTTTCCAGACTCGGGCATATACAACATATCCATCAACGCAGTGCAGAAGGAACACCTGCTGCTTTTTGACAACGCCACTGTGTTCTCAGACATCATCCTGCAGCTGGCCACAGGATTCAGGCAACAGAGATTGAAATTGATCGGGTGGAAGACCGGTGACTGGAATGGTGACTACTACTCTCCCGGATTTGTTTTTGATGAGGCCAAGGTAAACTTATGGACGGCCAACACAGACTACCAAATAGGTGACACAGTGGAGTACAACTCTAGATTTTTCACGGCCAATAAAAATCATAATTCCGGAAACACTTTCGCAACAGTAAACTGGCTGCAGAAAAAAAGCAAACCGACTCAGCAACTAATACCAAATTTTGATTACAAGATCGCCCAGTTCAATGATTTTTACAACTTGGAGAGCAATAATTTTGATGAAGGACAGCAGAAATTGGCACAGCATCTCACAGGTTATCAGTCAAGAAATTATCTTGACAACCTATTCCAGAACGATGTAAGCCAATACAAGTTCTATCAGGGATTCATCCGTGAGAAGGGCACGCTGAACGCCATAGATAAGCTAGTCAAGAGCAGGTTCTACGGAGAGGATATAGATCTGGAAGTCTATCCCGAGTGGATGATCCGTGCGGGAGAATTTGGCAACGTTGACAACGCACAGTCAGTGCAAATAAGGATGCCGAGTGACACCTTCACCAGCAATATACAGAGCATAGAAATATTAGACGATATCGCCGACCAATCGAACTGGGAGAAATCAGCTAGGGTCATAAAATCACAGCTATTCTCCAAACCCCTGGAGTACATGGCAGACGATACTTTTGCTAGGTTTGACTATTCTCAGCCCGGCATTGACAAAGATTCCGTGCAGAAATACAAAACTGCTGGCTATCCTAGGTTGATCGATGCGGACCACACGGCCTTTAACATCAATGATCTATTAAATTTGAACGTTTCATCTGTGACCAAGAATGACCTAGTCTGGATGGCCAAAAAAGAAAATAATGATTGGGACATGCTGCGATTGACGTCAACTGGCCTGAGAATCATAGCCATGAGGCAGATAAACAACGCCACCCAAGTGGAAGTGATACTTACAAATCCGCATAATTTCCAAGTGGGTGAATATTTTGCGATACTCAACAGCCAGTTCTCGCAACTGAATGGTGTGTTCAAGATTATCAGCACGCCCAACGCCAACTCCGTCATATTCAATTTCAATCAAAGCAGAGCCATAAGCGTTGTGAGCTCTCTGAACCTGCGGATAGATGAGTCCACATTAGTTACCTACGGCAACGTGTACAAATGGGTCAGCGTCAGGTTCTCCAGCATGGATGAGGTCAATGACAGGATATCTTACAATGTCTACAGAGACGTGGACCAGACCAATTTTGTCAACGGAGACAGGGTGTTCGCCGACACCAATCCCGACGGCAGGTGGACGATATACGAGAAGACCGATCCCTACACCAGCACAATATTGGCATCACCGGACGCGGACAACCAACAGGATTTTGGTTATAACATAGTGGCCAGGAACGACAGCAGGATGATATGCGTGGCGGCCCCGGACCAAGGACAGGGATCGCTGCACTTCCTGTTCAGGCAGGAGAACCTGCCCGGCAACTTGTTCACAGTGGTGTCATCCTTCGCCATGGCGGACGGCGATACTGATGAGTCAAGGTTAGGCCAATCACTGTGCATCAGCACAGACGAGAACTACATAGCGGCCGGTGCCCCTTACACCAGGACGCTGGGACCAACCAGCACCAGGCAGGACGGCGTGGGCATTGTGAAAGTTTGGGCATGGAACAACACCAACAAGCAGTACGACCTGTCACACACTGTGCTGCCACCATCGGACGACAGCAGCACGCTGGTCAACATGAATTATGGATGGTCGGTGGCCATAGCTGAACCTTCGGACAACAGCACGGTGTCCACGAGGCCCAAGTTCCTCTTCGCCTCGGCGCCAGGACTGAGCTCAGACTCCGGCGTGGTGTACGTGCATACCCTACAAAAGGATGTGGGAGACAGCACCATACAGGTGTGGAGGCAAGACTCAGCGATATTCAGCACAGAGCCAGGATCCGGCAAGAGATTTGGTCATCGCGTGGCGGTCAATGAAAACGCGGACATCATAGCCATCAGCAGCGTGTCCCCGGGATCGGCGGGCATGGTGGAGATATTCACCAGGAGCAGCGTCAACGATGACGGCAGCACCGTGGAGGACGGCAGCACCAAGCACATATTCACCCATCGCCAGACGCTGAAGGGAGTCAACGCTGATGGCAGCACGTTGAACACCGCCTTTGGAGAGGCGATCTCCATGAGCATAGACGGAGAACTGTTGGTGATCTCCGCCCCGGGCACCGAAGCGGGCGAGCAGACCGACGCCGGCGCAGTGTACGTCTACAAATGGAAGGCAGATGGGTCGACAAATACCTACACACTGTCAGACACCATAGCTGCCCCCGAAGCGGCCAGCAACATAAGATTTGGATCCACCGTGCAGATCAATCGCATGAAGAATAGAATAGTGATAGGAGCAGAAAAATTTGGCAACAGCAGGACCATGAGATTTGACAGCAACTCAACCACGTTCGATCTTGGAGACACGCTGATAGTTGACCTCAACATTGGATCTGGAGCAGTGTTCACAGCGACAAAATACAACACCAAGTACGTTATCGACGACAAATTAGTGACCACCAGCGTGAACGAGAATGACGACTTTGGCAGGGGCATATTCATCACCGACACATCTGTGTTCGTTGGATCACCAGATGACGACACGTTGACCACGGACGGCAGCACCTATAGGGTTGACGACGGCACTGTGACGGTGTTCGACCTCAACACTCCGGGAAATTATGCATGGACTGCGTTGTCAACTGAAACAAGCCTCATCGACGACAGCCGTATAGATTCCGTGTTTATATTTGATTCGGCAAAGAATGAGATAATTGACTATCTGGATTATTATGATCCCGTCAAAGGCAGGATATTGGGAGTTGCCGACAGGGAAATAAATTACAAGACAGAATGGGATCCTGCAATTTACAACATAGCCACGGGAGGCAAGACGCTCAATGCCAAGACAGCATGGGGAGAAGAGCATGTGGGAGAAGTTTGGTGGGATTTGGGGAGAGTAAGGTGGTTGTGGTACGAGCAGCAGAATGTGGAATATCAGACAAAGAATTGGGGCAATCTCTTCCCTGGATCATCAGTGGACATCTATGAGTGGGTGGAATCTACACTTGCGCCATCGGAATATTCCCAGAGGTCTGACACCACGCCAGGACTGGCCATCGGCGTGTCGGGCAGGCCATTGCATCCGGACAACACAGTATTCACAGTCAAGCAAAAATATAATCCTGTGTCGGACAGCTACGTGAACTATTATTACTTCTGGGTCAGGAACTCTGTGTTCCTCCCACCAAAAGGCAAAGCAGTGGTGGACAGGAAAAACACTGCCGCTTATGTGGCCAACGTGATAAGGAACCCATTATCCACAGGAATAAAATATTATGCTGTGACAGGCAACAACTCATTGATAACCTATAATGTCAAAAACAGCCTGGTCAATGACAACACCATACTGAACGTAAGCTACAGGAAAAATGACAACCTCGATGAGTCACACGCTGTGTGGAACATCATCAAGCAAGGAGATAAAAACGATCGTCCAAAGGCCCTGCTGGAGAACAAGTGGTGGGACAGCTTGGTGGGCAAGGATCTGATAGGCAACGAAGTTCCAGATCTCACTCTTCCATTGAATCAAAGATATGGCAACAGGATCAGGCCGAGGCAGAGTTGGTACCTGGATAGGTTCGCCGCGCTGAAAGAGATCATAGACTACAGCAACACCATATTGAAAAACAACCAATTGGCAGACATCATTGGTTATGACAATTTAAATTCAAAGGACCCCGAACCCACCAGCACATCGGGAGAATGGGACAGCAGGGTGGAGAGCTACGCGGACCTTACATACATCGACACCAGAGACATCAGCGGTATCATCAACGTGCTGGTTGCCAGCGATGAAGAGAACAGCCGTGGATCCTGGGCGATATATCAATGGAATGCGCCGGAGTGGAACAGAACCAAGGTACAGACGTACAACACCAGCAAATATTATCGCCTGGCCGATTGGTATGACAAAGGTTATGACGAGAATACGTTGATCGACAAGCAAGTTAACTTCCAATATGAGATGGATGCTCTGCCGCTGGAGATCGGCGACATCGTGAAAGTGCTGAAGGCCGACACCGGCGGATGGAAGTTGTTCGAGAAGACCACCGACGAGATGAGGAACGTGGCGACGCAGAACGGGACCATACAAATCTCCGCTGCTCTGTATGACTACACGATCGACAACACCGGATACAACGCGGATGACACATTCGACGAGAATTTCTTCGACCAGGAGCCAACCACCGAGACTCGCAATGTGCTGCGGGCCCTGAGGGACGACATATTCGTGGGCGACCTGGCAGTGGAATACAACAACATATTTTTTATAGGTTTGAGGAAGGTGTTGGAGGAGCAGCTTTACGTGGACTGGTTGAGCACCACGTCATTCATAAACGTGACCAACCGACTGAGACCACTTGACCAGAGGAAGACCTACAACATCGGAAATGAGAATTTCGTTGAAGACTACATCAATGAGGTCAAGCCCTTCCACACCAAGATACGGGAATATAAGTTAGGATACAGCAACACAGACACACAAGATGGTATCATAACCGATTTCGACCTGCCGGCTTTCTATGACGGAAGCAATACCAGGAACGTTGACCCAGTGGCGGACGTGGGAGTGATGTCCAGATATCCATACAGGTTCTGGAGAGACAATCACAAGAAATATGTGACTTCCATAGCAGTGACCAAGGGCGGCAGCGGATATGTGACCGCGCCCACAGTGACACTGGTTGGGGGAACCACCAAATCAGTGGGTCCATTTGCTGTATTGGGACAGAGCAACAGTGGCACAACTTCGGGGCAGTCTGGATACTACTATCCATTGTATACCGCGGCCCTGGACGCACAGGTGGCAGATGATAGCGCGGGCGGCACGGGCACCAGCACAATATTCACGTTTGTGGAGTATCCCGGACTGGAGTTCCACATGCCCACGACAGGGCAGAACATTGCCAACACGGACAGGCCTTCCGGTTATGATGTCTACACCACGGCGGACAACACGCAGGCCACTGCCACTGCGATAGTACAGGGCGGATCGGTGACCAGCATCAGGTTGCTGACTCCCGGCACGAACTACACAGCCACCCCAACGGTGGTGCTGACGGGTGGGGGAGCGGGGGGCACCACGCCGGCAAACTTTGCCAGGGCCTATGCCAATCTGACCAACGATGTGGTGAGGGACATTCACACAACCATAAAATTTGATAGGGTGCAGTCCACGGCCACGGTGCTGCTTTGGGAGGCCAATCGTGACTATGCTTTCAATGACCTGATCAGGTACGAACAGGGATTCTACAAGGTCAACAGCGGCTTCACTAGCACAGCAGAATTCAAGGACGGCTTGCCATATCTCACCAAGTTGCGAGGTGATGAACCATACTTGACCGCGGCCGAGAGGACGCTGGGTATGTATGATCCCATATCGGGCATGCCGGGCAATGAGCTTTCTCAAGTAATGACAGGCGTGGACTACGGTGGAGTCATGGTTACCGGATTGGCATTTGACAACAGCCAAGGATGGGACAGGAGTCCATGGTATGACAATCCATGGGACTCATACGGACTCAGCAGGGTGCAAACTTTCTATGGAGACGGAAGCACCACGGGCTTCACCTTCTCCACCGCTCCAAGCGCTACCGATGTTTACACAGTGTACATAAACGGGGTAAGGCAAACATCATTGGTGTTCCGAGGAGATGGTTCGACCAAGACATTCACGGTCATCCCAGATGACAGCGCAGTGGCAGGAACTGGCGATGAGATACAGTTCATATTGTTCAATGATGATGGAGTGTTGACACCCACAGACGACAAAACATTGGACTCCATAATCACGGGCGGGCTTTTTGGATCCGCGGTGGGCATAGCGCCAAGTGACATCATATTAGAGGGTGACGGCTTCGTGACGCCGGAGACCAGCTACGCCCCAGAAGAGAACCTGCCAGGCAGCATGTTTGACACAGTGGACATCAAGGTCTACACCACTCCAGAATCAGGAGTTCCATTCATCATGATGAAAAATTATATTGGCAACGCATCAACCACGACCTTCGCTATAGGACAGATGCCAGGAACACTGGAATCAGTGATAGTGATGATAGATGGTCAGACCAAAAGATTAACGACTGATTACACGGTTGACGTTGACGCCAAGACAATTACTATGCTGGCCGCCCCAGCAGCCAACGCCAAGATCAGCATCAAGAGCTTTGCCATGTCAGGCAGCAACTACATCGTGATAAACACCTTGATCGGAGATGGATCGACAACATCCTTCGTCACCGCGGCGAGAGAGTCATTCCAGCTGGACAGCGCTATGAGCCAGCTCTACGTCACTGTGGACGGAGTTCCCACAACGGCTTACACATACACAACCGCTAATAAATTAATCACTTTGACATTCAACACCGCGCCAGCGATCGGAAAATCCATACAGATAGCAGCATTCAATCAGCCAGCCGGCAGCGGCAGGGCACAGGCAGAGATCAGAGCTGAACAAAAAGTTCACGACGGTGGCAACAGGTACACACTGACATATCCGTCAGGATCCATAGGTCCATTCTCTGGACTGACCATGATCGAAGTTGGTGGAAAGATATTACGAGGACCCGACAACACATACTACGCGGGCGATGGCAGCACCGTGACCTACAGCCTGGGCACAGATCCTGCCAACGCTGTCACCAGCGCCACTCAGGCACAGGTGTTTGTGAATGGAACCAAGAAAGATCTAGGCACAGACTACACAGTGAACCTTGGCACGCAGCAGGTGCAGTTGGTATCGGCCCCCGCCAGCACAGATGTCGTGGCGGTGTCGGTGCTGTTGGACAACCACTACTACACCGAGGGCGCTGATATAATATTCAGGCCAGCGCAATTGGCCACGGATGGCATCACGCTGACGTCCGGCACAACATTCTCAACAACCACTTTCAACAACGCACTGGGGATGAATCAAAGAAGAGAAATTTTCGCAGGAAACAGCACCGGAGAGTTCGTGCTGCAGGACACGCCAATGAACAGCGACTACTTGTTCGTTTGGTTGAATGGACAGGCATTGACCCAGGGATATGATTTCACGTTTGGATCAAATTATTTCGTCGACGGCAAGAAATTAAAAATAAGTGGCATATCTCTCACTGCCACAGACCGAGTGGACGTGATGTACTTCGCGGTGGAGAGCGCCAAGTTGGCAACAGGTTTCAGGATATTCAAGGACATGCTGAACAGGACCTTCTTCAAGAGGATCAGTTCCGATGACACAACTGCGTTGGCGGCGGCGCTGACGGAAGATGCAACTTCAATCACAGTTGCGGACGGAAGCAAACTGGCCACTCCCCCAGGAGGATCCGTACCGGGAGTCATCTTCATAGACAAGGAGAGGATAGAATATTTCATCAAGAACAACAACACATTGTCACAACTGCGCAGGGGTACTTTGGGCACGGGCATACGCACACACACATCAGGAACACAGGTAGTGGACGCATCAGGATCACAGACAGTGCCATATGCGGAAACAGTTTTCACCAAGACCTCACTGTCCGATGGCAGCACTGCCCAGTTCCCCACCAGCATAGCGGCGGCAACTCCCAATGAGCTGGACGTGTTCGTGGGCGGCAAGAGATTGCCACACATCAGCGAAGATGGCAGCACAGCCAACTTCACAGTGGATGGCAGCACCGCCAACGTGGTGCTGGCCAGCGTGCCAGCTGCAAAAGTGCAGGTAAAAGTGGTACAGAAGCGGGGCAGGGTGTGGTACACAACCGGCTCGGGCACGGCTTCCGATGGAAAAGGACTACAAAAATCAACAACTAACCAAGCTAGATTCATAGCAGGAGAACCAACAAATGCGCCTGAATAAATACAACACCATGACAGAGCAACAAGATAACAAAGATAATCAGCCCCAAGAGAACAGCGCCAAACCACAGGACAAGAGTGGCATAAAGATGGAGGGCCACATCAAGATATGGGATCCCGTGAGCGGTGAGGTCATAGTTGACAAGAGGAACGCAATACATTACGAGAACATCAGCATAGCGCTGGCCAACAGCCTGGCCAACAAGAGCACAGGATTCATACACGAGATGGCATTTGGCAATGGAGGCACCGCGGTGGACCCCACGGGAATTATCACATACCTCACACCCAACACCACGGGCACCAACGCCTCTTTATACAATCAGACCTATTACAAAGTCATTGATGATAACTCTGCCACCAACAAGGACACCACCCGTAACAAGATGGAGATCCGCCACACCGCGGGCAACAAGTACACCGACATAGTGGCCACCTGCACGCTGGACTACGGTGAACCCACAGAACAAGAGGCTTTTGACAACACAACCAATTTCAATGATGATTATGTATTTGATGAACTAGGATTGGTATCGTGGGAAGGCACAGAAAATGGTGACAGCAATAAACTATTAACACACGTGATATTCCATCCCGTACAAAAAAGTTTGAACAGACTTATACAGATTGATTACACATTGAGGATACAATCATTAACAACATTTACGGAATAATATAAATGCCATACACTGTCAATAAAACTAATTCCGCAGCATCACCGAACCAGTTCATCGTACAAGATTCAATTCTTAACACACAGACCGACTTGTCATTCGTGGGCAAGGGCTACGCCGGCTACGGAGAAGTAATTGCAGAGAATTTCCTGCACCTGCTGGAGAATTTTTCCAACACGACCTCACCAGGTAAGCCCATCAAGGGCCAGCTCTGGTATGACGAGGCAACATCCAAGGTCAAGGTTTACACGGGCTCTTCTTTCCAGCCAGTGGGCGGAGCAACATATTCTTCAGTGGCGCCAGCGGGACTTAACGCAGGTGACCTCTTCATTGACAGCGACACCCAGCAATTGTATTTCAACAACGGCACGACAAACGTGCTGGTTGGTCCACCTGCCTCTTCGGGCACGCTGAATGGTTTCTTCTTCAGCACCATATCCGACAGCACGGACGTGGACAGGAACATCTCCAGGATCTACAACAATGACGTGCAAGTGGCCATACTCAGTGACGTCACGTTCACTCCCAAGGTCGCGATATCGGGATTCGCCACCATAAACAAGGGCATAACCCTGTCCACTGCCATAGCGGGAAACAGGTTCGCGGGCACTGCCACCAACTCCGACCAGCTGGACAACCAGCCAGCCGGATCATACCTGCGCATAGACGGAAGTGGCACCAGCACCACCACAAGGTCGTTGGGCATCACCAATGATGTTGGATTGACCATAGGCGCGGACAGCGATTTCAGGATACTGCTGGACAACGTGGGAGTCCATATGCAGAACAACACAGTGGACCAGGACATAATATTCAGGATCAACGACGGCGGAACCATCACCACGGTGATGAGCATGGACGGATCCACTGCCAGGATCGGCATAGGCACCAGCTCGCCCACAACCAAATTGGATGTCGTGGGCACGGTCAACGCCACTGCAGTCACAGCAACAACCATCACGGCCGGCACAGAATTCATAGGTCCACTACACTCATCGGCTGTCACTGTTGTGGCGGGGGGAACCTTGGTGTTCGAGGGCGCCACGGATGACAATTTCGAGACCACGATCGCAGTGGCAGATCCCACAGCGGACAGGACAATCACTTTACCAAATAGGTCGGGCACGGTCATAACCACCGGGGACACGGGCACTGTCACTGGGTCAATGCTGGCAAGTGTGGTGACCCTGCAAATATTAGATTCCACAGGCGCGGTTTTGAAAACCATCTACGGTGCCGGTGCTTAATACTGTATGGAAAATATTGTATTAATTGACAGCAATACCAAATACATCTATAATAACATAGAGAGACTGTAAAATGCCAGAACGTAGACCTTTATATTATGACAGCGGAAATCTAAGAGAGATGACCGATGATCAAATAGCTCAGATCAAAGCAAGAATGTTTTGGTCATACGTGTCCAATCCTTCAGTGACACTGACCGTGGTCAACTCGGGCGGCAACTTGGGCAGTATAACAGACACCAGACTGCAGGCAGGAGCAGCCAGCACATCGGTATCAAGTTTTCCGGATGAAGCAACCACAGCCGAACCCAGCGTGGTGAACGTGGCCATTGCCAGAATACAGCAGACCATAGCAGCAGATCCAAACCCGGCCACCACGCCCACGCAATATCCTGCCTACTTCACGTTAGCTGGTGATGTTAGGGCGATGAATCTACAGGACATGTATGATACTTTCGCTATAGATGTTTTCGACGGAGGGTGGACAGCCGCGGATGGTTCCACGATATACCCGTCGCTGATAAACGCACTGATATACAAAATACACACAACCACTTCTTTGACAGATTACACAGCAGTGCCAGGGCCAGATGGCAGCACCATAGTACCTGTATTCACAGACACCAGAGCCGATGTGGCAGCGTATGGTGCAGCAGACATACCCGAGTTGCAGGACCAACCCATCGACACACAGAATTATTATCTTTTTAAAAAAGATATTCCTGCTCTGCCTGCATTACCTGCAATGGTCAGAGTTAATACCGATGGCAACGTGGTTGCCATGACCAGTGTGGCCATAGACACCGCTATAGGAGCAGCCATTAGATATATGGTTCAGAGCGAAGACGGATATAGAATACGTTACGAGTATGGAACAAATGGTTCAGGCACAGTGGGGTTTACTGTGGCCGGATCTGCCATGACCGATAGCAGGTTGGATGGTTCAGGCAATTATCAAACACAACAAATTGGGGGAGACGATTATAGAGCCCAGGAATTTCCTGATGGATCTCCGCAACCCATCAACGTCTATACGCTGCAAGCATACAAGCAATAGTAAATTAATTAACCTAGAGAATGCCTTGTTCCAGACTGTACTCCCATCGGGGACTTTGGTCCAGCTGTTTAAAAAATTGCTGATTGTTCAAAAGCCACACAGTCTGGGTGGTTCCTCTATAAAATACATCTTTGACTTTTTCTAACACTCCCTGTCTTGATAACAGCTTGGTCCATATACCATTTACTTTTTTCATGCTGGCTTCATCCTTGTCTGAAGATGTTATGTAGCATTTACTGTCATTGGGCAATGCGCTCAGTGTCACAGGAATAAAAATTTGTGAAACAATGTTTTGATGATTGACGATGCCATCTTTGGTTCTCACGTGTTTGATAGGAAGCATCTCGCTCAACAAGCAGGTCCTCACACAGATTCTATAACTATTTTCTCCCATGACATCATCAAAGTCGTGCGCTGCAGTGGTGCCAACAGGCAAATTGTTATAAAATAAAATCCATAATTTATAAAATTTTTGTTGTTTGAACGTATCTATCAAACGCAAGGGAGAAGAGTTGTTCATAAATCCCTTTTTTAAACACAAATCGTAAAAAAAAGAAAGATCCATATTTCTTTGGTATTCTTTTATTTGATACATGTATGGATTATACAGTGATTAATCTTTAATTCAAAGTATATTTCGTGAGATCTACAACCATGCTATTTTTAAATGCTAATTTTCTTTGGTGGCAATTATCACAGGTTCCACAGTTGCCAAGATCGATCTTACAACTGCTGGACTGATAGAGTTGGGCCACGGCACCCAGTTGATCATATAGGTCTATCACATCTGATGTGGTGAGGTTCCTAAAAGGCCTCACGCAGAGATTGAAATCTGCCTCGTACTGCTCAAAGGCAACATTTTTGTTCACGCCAAATATTCTACCGTCTTGTTCAAAAACGTACTTGTGCAATTCAGGATAATGTGCAGCATTTTTTGCTAACCATGGTTTCAGTTGTCCATTGGTAATTATACCACGAGTCCAACCACTGGATTTCAGCATGGATATGCTCTGCTCGTGTATCTTGTTCCATCCAGACAAAACAAATCTTAATTTGTTATTATATTTTTTTACTAATAATTTTGCCAATGCATCGGTAGCGTTTCTGTTTGCCATGTAGATTTCTGTTTCAACATTCAATATTTGTGTGCCATCGAGTCTTTTTATTGCTTCTTCGATGGTTGAGTTGATAATGTTTAGACGATGTAGATCTTTCCTTTCTTTATATATTTTCCCGTCATAACCCATTGCTTGATCGTTGATAAACACCACACGGTCCGCGCCATATAATCTTTTAGCAATGATAGCAAGCAGTGAGGACTCTATATCCCCGTCAAATATTATTCCTATTTTCTCATCCGCAGTTATTTGAGGAAATTCTGCAGTTTCGAATACTGTTTTATTTCTCCCCAGCACATATGACTCGTTCATTGTCTATTTCCTGTTTGTAATGCTACGCTGTATTTTTGCGGAGTTATTGCTCATTATGCGTATTTATCCTAGGTATCAGCACGATCGCACTAATATGCTCGTATAAACTAAAAGACCCAAACTAAACAAAGACAATAAATACGGTATGGCTTACATTGTAAACAAAACTGACGGCACGGTGCTTGCCACTATCACAGACGGCACAATTAACAACACCACTTCGTTGACGCTGTTCGGCAAGAGCTATTCGGGCTTTGGTGAGCTTTTGAATGAAAATTTAGTCAAGTTATTAGAAAATTCCGCATCTACAGCAAGTCCAGCAGCACCATTGAGAGGTGAGATCTGGTTTGACACAAACATCAATCAGCTCAAAGTTTACGACGGGGCGAACTTCAAACCCACAGGCGGAGCCAAATCACAGGCCACCGCTCCCGCATCTCCATCCGCGGGCGACCTATGGGTGGACAGCGATGACAAGCAGTTGTATTTCTGGACGGGATCCGCATGGCAACTGGCCGGACCGGTCTACACAGAGGGACAGCAACTATCAGGATTTAAAATTGAAACAGTAGGCAGTGCCACTGGCGACAAGGTCATAGCCTCCATGTTCAACGGCACCATCAGGGTGGCGGTATTGAGCTCATCCACATTCACACCATCCGCGGGATCACCGGCCAGCACTCCGCTGCTGACCAACGGCTTCGCACAGATTTACACCGGTATCACATTGAATTCCAGCATCGGAGCTGCATTCAACGGATCAACCACTTCGGCCAACCAACTGAACACAGACACATCAATAGCAGACAATGGATTGAACATAGCTGGAAAAAATTTCATGAGGAAGGACATCGCCCAGACCACACAGGGCGGCATAACCATAGATGACAACGCAGGCATCGTGGTGGGAGAGTCTCAAGAGGGAGAGATCACGGTCAGTTCTAACAACCTCATAATCGCCAACGCATCTGAGGACAAGAACATAGCATTCAAGATCAACAACAGCGGAAACATCGTTGAGGCCATCACCATAGATGGCGACAACAGCAGGGTCGGCATATTCACCACGGCACCCACAGTGCCACTGGAGATAACAGGCAACGTCAAGATCACTGGAAATCTCTCAGTCACGGGAGAATACGACACCCTGTCCACAACCAACGTGTTGATGAATGACGTGTTCCTGCAACTGAACAACGGCAACGAAACGAACGTTGATTCCGGAATCAAGATCGACAGAGATTCGGCCAGAGAAGCCAAACTTTATTACAGCGCTGGTGATGGCTTCTGGGTGGCAGGCAAGAGCGAGAGCGGAACCTATTCACAGATAATAAGATCCGAGGACGCGGTCGTCGACGGCGACGCCAACAAGCAAAAAGTTTTAAAGACCACTGCAGCCGGTAACGTGAAAGTAAGCACGCTGACGCTGGCGGCGGTTGGAGTAGTGGCAGCGACGGACACTGGAAATCTTAATGTTCCGACCACGGGAGCGGTGGCGGAATCCATCAAGAGATGGGGAGGCAGCGTAATAACCGCCGATGCAGGGGTCACGGGCAATACCGTGGCAGGCAACAGATACGTCGAGACAGTGGCGCCCACTTCGGTGCAAGGCTCAGACGGGGATCTCTGGTTTGTAAGGGAGGTTTAATCCCATGCCAACGATAACAAAAACATTCACATACACTGGCACCACGCAGCAGGCCACGATTCCCGCGGGAGCGGCTTCTGTGACATTCCACATATGGGGCGGAGGTGGAGGAGGAGGAGGTGGAGACAGCGCTGGTCCCGGAAGGCCCGGAGCATGCGGACACTACGTCACAGGAACCATAGACCTCACAGCAGAATCAGGATCAACCATGACTCTGGGAGTGGGAGGTGGAGCCGGAGGCAAGAGCATGGGCAAAGGACTCACAGGATATTCAGGTGGCAACGGGGGAACACAAGGGCCAACAGGATCATCTGGCGCTGGAGGTGGAGGCGGAGCAGCTACAGTGATAAGGATCAATGGAACAGACATAGCGGTGGCAGGTGGCGGTGGCGGTGGAGGCGGTGACGGACAAAACAGCGTGGGAACCGATGGTATAAACAACAACGATCCAACGTTGGGCGTGCCAGGCACACTGGGAGAGAACGGAGCCAACCACTCAGGTGATGGAGCAGGAGCAGGAGCAGGTGGTGGCGGAACGGATGGTGGCAGGAGCGGCAACGGAGCTGGAGGGGATGATGGCGGAACTGGCGGTTATTCTGGATCCAATCTAGTGCCAACAGGTGGCACCGGTTCCAACGGTACTGGAACATCGCCATTCACAGGAGCATCATACCAGGCGGGGGCCGCAACGGGCGGATCCGCTGCATCACCAGGGGGAAATGGATTGGCCGTTTTAATTTTCGACATCAGCGTAGAGGCCAAGTTCAAGGTCAACAACGCATGGAAGACCATCAACGCAATCAAATTTAAAAAATCAGGAACCTGGAAGGACATATCAGCGGCCTACGTAAAGATCAATGGCGTGTGGAAGGCCATATTCAACTCGGGAGTGAACTTTGTCTCCACAACTGCGGGATTTGGAGACAGCGACGGCAATCCTTCATCAGGAACTCCAGGCTCTGGAGGACTACCAGCCGGCGGCGGTGGTGGTGGCGGATGTTCAATCATTTGTACCAAACTACATGAACTGGGCTATCTGTCAGACGAGATCTATCAGGCAGATGAGATGTTTGGGCACTGGTTGAGACAGACCGATCCCAATGCCTATTACGGATACCTTAAATGGGCACGAGTGGTTGTGGATTGGATGAGCAATGAAGGTCCTCAATGCATGTTCTGGATCCAAGACAGAGCCGAAAGAAATGCTCAACAAAAAGCCATGGCTGTGAGATGGGCACGAAGAATAGCCACACCATGGGCCGAGCATATGGCCTACAAAATGGGAGTGCTGAAAGAAGACAATCGAGCGGGCAGATACATAATGACGATAGGAATCGCAGTGAGCAGAATTATAGGAAAATTTGTCAAGCACACCAACCAGCCCACTAAAAATGTAGCCATAGGTTATGCCATGTGGGCAATGTTTGGATTATTATACATGATAGCAGGAGTGAAATAATGGGAATATCAGTTGAAGAATACCTACACAATAGACAGGCCTGCGCCCAGTGTCAAGAGCACGGGGACGAAGAGCACTGTGTCACCACGCTGTTGAGTCGTGAAGACAATTGTATATTTTATAATTCCATCCTGGCATATCATCTACCAACCAGAACAAAGACAACACCATTCACACCCGATGAGCACAATGCAGCGGCACAGGCGGACTTCGTGCTGCTACGGGCATTCAGAGAATATATCAACGAAGATAAAATGGTGCAATATTATGTGCAATCAGAAAAAACAGTGACACAGATCAGAGGCGTACACAAGAATGACAGGATCATATGGCGAGGCTACTATGACAGATATGTCAGAGACATCCTAGATGCTTTGAGAAACAACGATAAAAGTGCCGCAGTGGTAAAAACTGTGGAGATGTTGGAAGCACTGGACTACACCAATGGCAGAGTCATATGCACTTGGCTGAGGAACAATGGGTTATTCACTGCAAAAGATCTTGCAATTGACACCCAATTCAGTGTACAATATTTGAGTGATAATACCAAAATAGGTTATTGGTTATGGGCTTGTCCACTGGTGCAATATATGGAAAAAAATTATAAACATAAGACCAATTCTCTTTTCATCAAAGCAATCAGAATCATTGCCCAGGCAAGGGCCAATGAGATCGCATATCAAACAGGAGCAAGAACCAACAGTGACCTTCTAGGTAAAATGGTCAGAATAGTGGGAGAGGGTGCTTGTTTTGTATTGGGCTCTATCGCTAGACCCTTCACAGGAGAAAAATTTAAACATTGGCTGTCCGTGTACAGCTCAAAAATAAGATAATTAATAAGGAGAAACAAAAAATGGCCATAACAAAACAACAAGTAGCTGACTACATCAATGCAAATTATCAGTCCAGTTTGACTGCTAATGACCTCGTAAAAATAGATCAGGCCCTGACGCCAGAGCTGGCAGCGATATTGATCAAGCTGCTGGGCGACGTGAGCTTCCTGGTGCATGTGAGGGACAACGAAAGCAATTAAAAAATGTCCTATATCATAAACAAAACGGACGGAACAAAGTTGGTAGTGCTGAAGGACGGCACGGTGGACATCGCCACCACGGACCTTGCGCTGTTCGGCAAGAGCTATGCTGGATTCGGCGAGCGCCTGAACGAGAACTTCGTCAAGGTGCTGGAAAACTTCGCCAACACCACGGCACCCGCCAACAAGATACGGGGCCAGCTATGGTATGACACCCTGGCCAATCAGATCAAGGTCTGGAACGGCAACAAATTCAAGCCAGTGGGATCGGGAACCAACAGCAGCTCCACGCCAACCAACGCCAACACCGGAGACATGTGGTTCGACACCAACAACCTCCAGCTCCATGTCTACAACGGCACGGCCTGGACGCTGATCGGACCCACCACGGTAGCGGGATCGGGACAGACCTCAGTGATCCCGGACACAGTGCTCAGCGGCGCGGGAGTGTTCAAGAGCATATTGAAATTCATAGTCAATGACCAGATAACCGCCATAGTGTCCCCAGAGGAATTCAATCCGCTGGTTGCGATCACGGGGTTCGCCACGATATTCAAGGGCATCACGCTGTCCACCGCGGTCAGCCAGGCCAGGTTCACGGGAGTGGCCACGCAGGCCACCAACCTGCTGCTGGCGGACCTCACCACCGTGGTGCCCGCGGACAACTTCGTCAGGGCGGATGCCAACGACAGCATGACCGGCACACTGACCATATTCAACGACGGCGGAATTAGCCTGGGCTCGGGAGCGGATCTCACCATAAGCATTGAGTCGGGAGAGAACGTCATAGTGCAGAACAACACCATCAATGGTGACATCATATTCAGGGTCAATGACGGTGGAGTCAACAAGACCGTGATGACCATAGACGGTGGCGAGGGAGTGGTAAAGGACCTAGTGGTCCAGAACCTCACGGTGACCGGCACGCAGACAGTGATCAACACCTCCACGCTGTCCGTGGAGGACAACATAATCGAAGTCAACAGGAACCTGTCCACCGCGGCGGCCATGCCCAACTATTCGGGTCTCAAGGTCAACAGGGGAGAGTCATCCAGCGCCACGGAGCAGGATCTTTTCTGGGTGTGGGACGAGACCTTCGCGGACGACTTGACGACAACATACGGCAACTCCGGCGGGGCATGGACTGCATTCAAGGCACAGGGGCAGATGGACGTTTCAGCTCCCACCTTGGTGGACATCAGGGCCAACATAGTGCATGCGACATCAACGGCGGCGCAGTATGCGGATTTGGCAGAGCGTTATGCCACAGACATGCCGCTGCAAGTGGGCGACGTGGTGATATTGGGTGGATCAAAAGAGATCACGAAATGCAAAAATCAATTGGATCACAGGGTGTTTGGCGTGGTTTCTGAAAATCCAGCTTTCTTAATGAACAAAGATGCTGGTAATAATGACAGTCATCCCATGATTGCTCTCAAGGGACGTGCCAGGGTCAAGGTGCAGGGCGTGGGCCAAGCGGGCGACAGGATAGTGAGCAGCAGCACAGCGGGCGTGGCTCGCGTGGCGGATCTGGCAGAATGCACCGCATTTAACGTGCTGGGCCGACTGATCCAAGATAAATATAATATAGACACAGAATTAACAGAGTGTGCGATAGGAGCAAAATAGCATGGGTTACGCAGCGTCGGACAAGATACTACCAGCAGAATACAACGCATTTCTAACGAACACCTCCAACTCAGGTGACATAGCTGCCTACGGCATCAATCACATCATGGGCACTGGCCTTTTGAACCTGGGCCTGGGGCAGACGGCCCTGCACACGGTCAACACCGCTGAGAAGATCACGGTGGCGCAATGGAACTCATTGTGGACCGCCATGAACAACATACAGAATCACACCAACATCACGGCACTGACATCCACCGTTTCCAGAGAAGTGGGCGACGTCATAGCTGTCAAGGCCGCGCTGCTGACGGACCTCAACGCACTGGCCACGGCCGTGCAGGGCGGATCCACGTTGGCCACCGCCATAACCACTTCGGCATCGGTGAGATCGGTCACCACAGCCGCAGAGGGCTGGGACTCCACTGCCACGCATGAGATCAGCATAACCTGGGCATCAGCCAACGACATGAGATTTTATTTCAACCAGGGCGGCAAGGTCAGGATAGTGGTTTCCGCCACTGCCTCTTCGCTCAGCGCCAAGGACAACTCCTACGTGGACCTGGGCACCGGCATCGGCAACCTGGACATAGGATCACAGTCAAGCACACGTTCCGGCTCCACGGAGACACTGACCACGAACGGCCTGGCCGTGGGATTCTACGACATGACCACCAGCTACCAGACCATCATCAAGCTGACCTCGGACAACAGCACCTACACCAGCAACACGGTGGAGATCTCGGCCAAGCTGAACGCATCACCCGGCACAGCGGTCACGATGACCATCAAGATGGTGGCCACGGACGGCTCAGCGGACACGCAATACACCGCGGGCAACACAGCATCGGTGGCATCGGCCATCAAGGACACGCCGCAGATGGTGACCACGCTGTACATGTTGAGGCCCAACACCACAGAGGGACTTGCCACTGTGTACAACGAGGCCAGCACAGCACAAGTAAGCAACACAACCACATAACATATATTTTACCAGGTTGATCTACCACGATAATTAAGCTATAATTGTCATATGGATATCAATGAACTCAAGCGACACAGCGATCTCAGCTTTGACAGGGCAGTGGCCAAGAAGAATCTACTGTCCAGGGCTGACAGCGAGATGGTCACGGTGTACAATGACCACATATTCCGCGCGGACCCTCTCACCATAGCCACGGCCACCATGCTGATGGAGCATCGCGACAGCTTCTTCATGCTGGACGCCAATTCCAATCCCGTGGAGATCAAGGATCCCAAGCAATTCATAGCCGCGCTGGTGGAGCGCCAGCAGGCGGCCCTCAACACCTATCACCAGGCCTATCAATCGCTGCGAACACTGAAGGAGTGAACATGACACGGGGCGTGCTGATGTATTGCTTTGACACGGAACAGGTGCCCTACCACAGGGTGGCCAACGCCAGCGTGGCATTGGTCAAGCAGCACCTGGAACTGCCCATCACCATGGTCACCAACGCACACACATTGCAGCGCTGGGTCGACAGGCCAGAAATTGACTTCATCACTGTGGACAACGAGTGCAACAACACCAAGCTGGGGCTGCCATGGCACAACCTCGAGCGCTGCCAGGCATTTGACCACTCGCCGTACGCCACCACCATTGTGCTGGACGTGGACTATCTTTGCTTCTCCGACAAATTGCTGCGGCTCAGTGGCACAGCGCATGACTTCCTCATACATGACCGCGCACATGATGTGTCCTACAGGCAGGCACTGACCTATGAGCGCAAGTCCATGCTGCCCCTGGTCTGGGCCACGGTGTTGATCTTCAGGAAGACTGATCGTGTGCGCAGGATATTTGACCTGGTCAAGATGATCAAGCAAAATTACAACCACTACTGCAACCTCTACAGGATAGACTACAAAAATTTCAGGAACGATTATGCATTCGCCATGGCACTGAATCAGATCAACGGCTTCGGCGCATATGACGTGATCCCGGATTCCATCGCCACGTTGCCACAGGACTGCGATGTGATCAGCCATGACGGTGATGGCCTGTGCTACCGGCATCTCAACAGCATCAACAGCATACAGGGACAGGACGTGCATGTGCTCAACAAAGGATTTGTCAATGTCTAGGGGATTCATTTGGGTTTGCCAGAACAACAGCACCACTGATTACGTGAGGTGCAGCATTGAACTTGCCAGGTCCATCAAGCGACACAACAGGCACAACAGCATATGCGTGCTGGTGGACGAGCATTCCATGTTCAGCAGCGAGCACGTGGACGTGGTCCGGCTGCTGCGGAGAGATCACAGCCAGGAGCACGAACAAAAATTTGCCAATGAACATCAGGTGTTCTCGCTGTCACCCTATGTACACACTATCAAGCTGGAGTCTGACATGCTGTGGACAGCCAACACCGACTGGTGGTGGGAGCACCTGTGCCAGCGTGACATGGTGTTTTCCGTCAATTGCCTGAATTATCGTGACCAGGAGATCGTGGACGGCACATACAGGAAACTTTTTACAAGGAATCACCTGCCAAACATATACAACGGGCTGACATATTTCAGGAAAAGCAAAATGGCACAGAAATTTTTCATGCTGTGCGATGCCATAGCGAGCAACTGGCAGCAGGTCAAAGAAAAAATGCTCGTGAACTGCCATGACAAGTTCCCGACCACGGACGTGGTGTATGCCCTGGCCCACAGGATCATGGAACCCACGCAGCAAAATTTAATAGATTACAAATGGTTCAAGTTCGTGCATGGCAAGTCAGCCATCAACGGCTCGCCCACCGAGGACTGCAACAACTATCTCTATCCCGTCAGGCTGCGGGACAGGTTGTACCTGGGGGGAAGAAGGATGTCCAGCGTGTGGCACTACCATGACAAGAACATACCGGAGGTGTTAGATGCAAGAACTTTTTGATTCGCTGAAGAATTTCAAGCCCAAGAAATTTGATCCAAAATACTACATCAGGACCAAAGGCAATGAGATACTGTGCCTGGCCAACCAACAGGGCACGGACACAACAAGCGTAGACAAGCAAACATACCTCATGCTGCTGGGCCAAGGACATCAAAATTTTTACTACGAGCAGGGCAAGATCATCCGTAAGCCCCCCGCGGAGATAAAGCGGAAATACAGTGTGCTGTTGGCATCGTCTGATGGCTTGCATTTTTCTAATGGAGATCCATATTGGCCCACTGGAACGGGAGAAGGAGGACACGCATGGCAAACACCGTCCGAGTAACCGATCTAGATTTTGTTTTTATTAGCTATCGAGAGCCCAACGCTGATGAGAACTACGCTGACCTATTGAACATAGTGCCCTGGGCCAAACGAGTGCATGGAGTCAAGGGGTTTGACAACGCACACAAGGCCGCCGCCGAACGAGCAGAAACAGATTTCTTTATCAGCATCGATGGGGACAATAGAATAGATCCCGCTTTCCTATTACAGACGCTGGATTGGAGCAAGACCAATCCTCTTGCTGTGCATCGTTGGAGAGCAAGAAACATTATTAATGGATTGATATATGGCAATGGTGGTATTGTGGGATGGCCTCGCAAGATTTGCTTGGAAATGAAAACTCATGAAAATGCTGTGGAAGAACGAGCCAAGATAGATTTCTGTTGGACGGTGCCACATGAGAATCTGCACAATGTATACTCCACGACACATATCAATCATACTCCTGAACAGGCTTTCATAGCAGGATGGAGAGAAGGTGTTAAAATGAGTCTCGATAATGGACAGAAGGTAGATCCTAGCCTTTTCATGCAGACGATCCCCCAGCCCAATCTTAGAAATCTAGTCACATGGATGAGCGTGGGTGCTGACGTGGAGAATGGTCGATGGGCCATGCTGGGTGCCCGATGTGGCTGTTATATGGCCACGCTGGATACAAACTACGATGTCACACTGGTCAGAGATTTAGAATTCATGAGCGACAAATTTTCTCACATGATGTATGATATAGAATCTGATATGTCGGCCCATGGCAACAGTCTGCGACAGAGATTGGCATTGCCCGTGGCAGATTTTGATGCAGCACAGAGCCAATTTTATAAGTTTTGTCAACAACCTTACAGGAACAAAGGAGTGCAGGATCGTGAGTAGCGTTTATAAAACATCAGCGGATGAGGCAAAGAGAGAATTAGAACAAATAAGCCCCACCATGTGCCTGGCCAAATGGAACCAGGTGTCTCTGCATCTGCCCACAGGACTGACGAACTCTTGCTATCATCCACCATTGCACGAAATAGATGCTGCAGGCCTGGCAGACAATCCAGCAGCACTGCACAACACAGAAGAAAAGATCAAGCAGAGGCAACAGATGCTGGCAGGCGAAAGACCCGCGGGCTGTTCCTATTGCTGGAAGATGGAGGACACGGGCGAGATGAGTGATCGCCACTATCGTTCCGGCGAGCCATGGGCCATGATGGACTTTGAGAAGATCAGAGACAATCCGTTGGACAGGACACATGTGCCTCGCTATGTGGAAGTAAACTTCAACAATGCCTGTAATTTCAAATGCAGCTATTGCTCACCACAATTTTCCACTGCATGGGGCAAGGAGATAGACATATATGGAGCGTATCCCACTGCGCCAGAGCACAACGCACCCGAGCATTTCACGGGCAGGAGGATGCCCATACCCAACAGAGAAAACAATCCCTACGTGGAAGCATTCTGGCGCTGGTGGCCGGAATTGTATAAGAATTTAAAACACTTCCGCATGACCGGTGGCGAGCCCATGATGGATGTCAACACCTATCGAGTGTTTGACTACATCATAGATCATCCCAAGAAAGACCTGCACCTAAATGTTACATCAAACATGTGTCCTCCGGACATCAAATTGAAAAACAAGTATTTTGATCAGGTCAAAAGGATATGCCTGGATGAGAAAGTGGAGCATTTCATGCAGTTCGTGTCTGTGGATGCCCATGGCGCACAGGCAGAGTACATCAGGAACGGACTGAACTACAATCAATTCATGGACAATGTCAATGAGTTCCTGCACAGGATACCCGTGCGCAATTCCATCACTTTTATCATCACCTACAATAATTTAAGTGTGACCTCACTGAACAGATTACTCAAACACATACGCCTGTTGAGATCGGAGCATTCAAAAACCTATCAGCGAGTGTGGTTCGATATTCCCCTGCTGCGCCAGCCCGCATGGCAACAGATAACCCTGCTGCCCGAATCATATCAGCGCATACATGAGGACAACATCAAATACATGATGGATCACCATGAGCAGATTGGTCCCAAACAAGTGACTGGAACTGGATTGGATTTCTCGTTGTTCAAAGACTTTGAGATACAGAAGATGCAGCGCAATCTTGCTTACTGGCGCAAGCACCAGGAAAAAGACAGTGCGCAGAAAAAGAATTTTTACGCATTTTTTGCAGAACACGATCGCAGACGTGGCACAAGTTTTGAGCAAACATTTCCTGAGATGCAGGAATTTTGGCAGGAGTGCAAGAGCTTATGAGGACAATAGGATTTTTTGGAGACAGTTTCTGCGCAGGCAAGGAAAAAGAAAGCTGGTGCACATTGTTGGCAGATAGATTGGGAGCCAAGATAGTACACATGGGCGAGCCCGGCCGCAGCATATGGACTACCTTTTTTAAATTCAATAAATTGAACCAGGAAAATAAGCTGCCTGACACCTGCGTGCTGTGCTATACAGAGCCTTATAGGTTGTATCATCCAGATCTGATACTGTCGGCCAATACCCAGCCCGTTCCCGGAGTGAATCCTAAGATATACGATGCCCTGGAACAGTACTTCATACACCTGCACAGCTACGACAGAGATGAGTTGGCCTACGAATATGCCCTGAAATGGTTTGACCACGACGTATTATCTAAAATAAAAAATAAAACAATTGTACAAACCTGGAGCTTCCGTCCATTTGAACAGGCAAAAAAAGACGCTGGAATCAAATTGAGCAGCGGAATATTCATTGATGAGAGCATGTATGCTCTATCATTGAACCATGAATTAAATTTCTTGCCTGGCAGAGGGGCAACAATGCCGTGGGGCAAAGGTATAATCAATCACATGAGCGCCGAACAAAATAAACTTTGGGCTGACAAAGTCTACGCAGCAATAAAAAACAATGAATAAAGATCTTGAATATCGTAAACAAATATTAGATTCGCTATCTCCCAGCTTCTGTGGAGCCAAGTGGTACAACGCCACCATATGGCTGGGCTCTGGAATGACCACCAGCTGCCATCATCCGCCCGCTCACCAAGTGGATGTGGCAAAATTAAGAGATAATCCCAGATTGTTGCACAACACCCCGCAGAAGAAACAGGACCGCGCCAAGATGATAGCGGGCGAACGCCCCGCTGGTTGCGAATACTGCTGGAAGATTGAGGACATGGGCAGAGATGCCGTGAGTGACAGGGTTTACAAAAGTAAAATCTATCCAGACGCGGATCTAGAAAGAGCATTCAGTACTCCCATCACAGAAGATGTAAATCTAAAAACCCTGGAGATTGCCTTTGATAGAACATGTAATTTTGCCTGTTCCTATTGTAACCCTGCGTTCAGCACCACCTGGGCGAGAGACATAAAACAGCATGGTCCTTATAAGGATTTAATATCAGATGGCAGGAATCATTTCACTCATGCTCATGATGGTGCACAATTGTACAAAGACACAGAAGAAAATCCCTATGTGGAAGCATTCTTTCGATGGTGGGAAACAGATCTACACAAGACACTAGATGAATTGAGGATCACGGGTGGAGAGCCCATGATGTCACCTTCCCTGTGGAGATTGTTGGATTGGTTCGAAACACAGGGAGAACGTATCAACCCCAACATGCGATTGGCCATCAACTCCAACCTAGTGCCCAAGGCAGAATTATTTGAAAAATTTGTAGACAAGTGTAAACGAATAAAAAATTTGCATATCTATACTTCCAATGAATCCACGTATGCCCATTCAGATTACAGCAGAGATGGAATGGATTATGCCAATTGGTATGTGAACTTTGTGAATGTCATAGATCAAATACGACCTGCAGGACTGCACAACATGTGTACAGTCAATGCCCTTTGCCTAGAATCATTGCCTCGATTCCTAGATGTGATCATAAGGAACAAATTGGATGCCAAGAGGGTGTATGGGGTCAATGTCAATTTCACTCTCAACATATTGAGATTCCCCAGCTTCCAATCTCCGCTGGTGTTGCCGGATCACCTGAGGCTGGAATTCCGTGATGACCTATCCCGATGGTTGGATGCAAATATAACGCACTGCGAACAGATGGAAGTGGACCATGTGCAGCGACTGATAGACTATCTGGACGTGGTCAAAACTCCACATTCAGAGGCATTTGATTTACCAAGACTGCGGTCGGACTTTAAAAATTTCTATAAACAATACGATGAGAGAAGAGGCAAGGATTTTGCCAAAACATTTGCAAGGATAGGAGAGTGGTACCGTGGCTTATGAGTATGGGGCCAAAGAGCCCGAAAAATTAAAAATTAAAGACATGACCTCAAAGCAAAAAGAATTGCTGCTAGATAGTGATACTTTTTGCATGATGCCATGGTTACATCTACATGCTTTTCCAGATGGCAGAGCTTATCCATGTTGTTTTGGATTGGATCAATACCCTGTAGGAGATTTAAACAAGAGTTCTATGGCAGAAGTTTTTAATGGCAATGATATGCGAGAGATGCGTCTCAACATGTTGTCAAACACACAGTCACGGCAGTGCGGCAAGTGCTATGACCAAGAGAAGTCGGGATTTTTTAGCCTAAGATTAAGTTCTAACAAACATTTTGGACACAACATAGGCATGATCGACAACACACAAGCAGATGGCACTGCTGATTTCGTAATCAAGTATTGGGATATACGATTCAGCAATCTCTGTAACTTTGCCTGTCGCAGTTGTGGCACATGGTTCTCATCCAATTGGTACGAGGACCATAAAAAATTAACTGGCAAACCACCAGGGCATGCCAAGATAATGAAAGTGGGCAGAACAGCAGATGACATCTGGGAGCAGATGTTGACGCAGTTTGATCATGTGGAGCAGTTCTATTTCGCCGGAGGAGAACCCCTCATAATGGAAGAACACTATAAAATTTTAAAAGAACTCGATCGCAGGAAGCTGTACCACGTGAGATTAATCTATAATACTAACTTTAGCAAATTAACTTTCAAAGACATGGATGTGTTAGAACTATGGAACAAGTTTGATTCAGTCTCTGTGGGCGCTAGCCTTGATGCAATGGGACCAAGAGCAGAATTCATGAGGAAAGGCACTGTATGGACAGAGATAGAATCAAATAGAAAAAGAATGCAAGCTATGTGTCCAAAGGTGGATTTTTATATCAGTGCTACTGTGGGATTGATCAATGCCCTGCATGTGGTGGATTTCCACAGAACGTGGTCGGAACAAGGCTACATAAAACCCCAAGATTTTAATTTTAATCTATTACAATTTCCTTTCTGGCAAAGAATTGATCTATTGCCTGAGTCAATGAAACAAAAGGTAAAAGAAAAATATGAGTCACATATAGCATGGCTTAGACCACAAGATCATCTCACCAGGGCCACGAAAGGATTCCAGTCTGGCTTGGATTACATGATGAGGAGAGACAAGTTTGAACAAATAGAAGAGTTCAAATCGGGAATGAAGAAATTAGACGACATCAGGAATGAGAATATATTGGAAACTTTTCCGGAACTGGCCGAATTATATGAAAAGGATTAAGCCCGCTGAAGGGAACCAAACGTTTTGCATGGCGCCTTGGACCCACACCTACCTGTCGCCACAGACAGAACGCAGGATGTGCTGCGCTTCCAGAGAACCAGCACAGAGCTTCCGCCAATACATTGACAGGGAAGGGGATCTAAAAGAATACAATCCAGAGACATTGGATCAGCATTGGAACAATGAACATATGCGCGGCGTGAGGAGGAGGATGATGGCGGGAGAGACGCTGCCCGAGTGCCAGGTGTGCAATGACAAACTGCTCAACACAGATGTGTACAGGGACTATTTCAACAAGTTATTCGGCCACAAGATAGATGATGCTTTTGATAAGACCGACGACACAGGCCACACAGAGATGAGGACAGTGAGCTTTGACTACCGTTTCAATAATCTTTGCAATTTTAAATGCCGTCAGTGCGGCGACATGTTGAGCTCCAGCTGGGAATCAGAACAGAGGAACAATGACATGTGGTCCCCAGAGCGGCAGCCATGGATGGCATCGCCCTTGAGGCAGCAGATATCATATTTCCAGGACAGCACGGTGGTGATGGAATTCATGAGCGCCATAGAAGACAAACGCATGGAGGAGATATATTGGGTTGGTGGGGAGCCACTGATGTGGGACATACACTGGGACTCGATGGCAAGGATCATCGAGCTTGGTTTCAGCTACAGGGTATATGCGAGATACAACACGAATCTAAGCCGCGTGGAGTTCAAGGGCAAGAAATTGTTTGACCTGTTGAAAAAATTCAGAGACTGGCAGGTGTGCGCATCACTGGACGGCACCGGAGAGATCGGAGAGTACATCAGGACAGGACTGAACTACAAAAAGTTCTTGGAGAACTTCAAGGAAGGGTTGGCCATAGCCCGCAACAAAAGACAGATGCAACTGGACTTCACCATCACCATGCCAGGCTTGCAAGAAATACGAAACATGTTTGACCTATCACAGCAGCTCAACGCCAAGTTACTGACCAAGGTCACATTCGCTTTTGACCCACAACAGATAATGAGCCCAATGTGCCTGCCAAAATCATTGCTGAATGAGCTCATAGATGAAAATTTAGAATACATCAGGCCCAGGGCCACTCATCTGCAACAGAGCCTCATAGATGTGTTGGAGAACATGAAAACCCGGGACACATTTTGGGAGGAATATCCCAAGGCCGAGATAGGCATACGCAGCGGCAAGAAAAGATGTGAGCAGATAGATTCCATAAGGAACACGGACATCAAAAAAATACTAAAGGATGAGAGGATATTGGCATGGTGGAACGCTATATAAAATCCAACATGTGCGTGCTGCCATGGACGCACCTTGAAGTGGACGTGAACGGATCCGCATCACCCTGCTGCCTGTACAAGGGAGAGATTGGCCAGTACAAGGTCTACAAGGACTCTCTGGACACTATACAGAATTCTGAATATATGAACAATCTGCGGGATCAATTCCGGAAGGGCGAACGTCCAGAGGGCTGCAGCAATTGCTGGCAGGAAGAGGATGCCGGCAAGACCAGCAAGAGGATGAATTCCATATACAAGATGAAGCAGAGCCTGCGAGATTGGACGCCTGACCACAGGCCATCATTGAGATTCATTGATTTCAAACTGGGCAACGTGTGCAATCTAAAATGTCGCATATGCGGCAGCTGGAGCAGCAGCAAATGGGCTCAGGAAGAGATTGCATATGGCCCAAATCCTCTGGCCAAGAAGCAACTGGACGAGGGTCAATGGCCCAAGAAAAATCCTGCTTTCTTCGAAGACATCAAGCCGGTGCTGAAGGACGTGGAATATTTTGAGTTCACGGGAGGAGAGCCGTTCATGATAGAAAATCATTTCCGCATACTGGAGCACTGCGTGGAGCAGGGGTATGCCAAAAATCAGGACATACACTACAACACCAACGGCACTCAGTTGCCTGACTTCAGGATGTTCTGGCTGTGGAGCCAGTTCAAGCACGTGGAGATAGCATTCAGCATCGACGACACCGGAGAGGCATTTGAATACCAGCGCCACCCCGCCAACTGGGAGCAAGTAAAGGAAAATTTGAAACAGTTCAACCTGCGGTCGACATTGACCGGCAACACCGATTTCCAGATATGCTCAACCATTAATGTGTTCAACATATTGAACCTGGACACACTGTTGAAGTGGGTGAAAGGATACAATCCAAAATTCCTATACATCAACACATTGTTTGATCCCGACTGTTTCAATGTGCAGACCTTGCCCAATGAGTTGAAGAAAATGGCCTCGGACAAATACAAAAATATCAAGGAATTGGAGTCCATCATCAGCTACATGAACAGCAGAGACAGGTACACGGAGGAGATACAGGAGCAGAGGAGGAAAAGGATACTGCGTGCGGATGAATACAGGCAGGAAAATTTCGCCAAGATATTTCCCGAATTAAATAATTTTTTGAAGATATATGAATAGACTGTTATTATCTGGGGGCTGCAGCTTCACTTACGGGCACGAATTGTCTGATGACAAGGACGGCAAGGTCCCCTCCAAGAAGTCATGGTCGGCACTGCTGGCCACCAGCGCCAATGCGGACTACGCCACTGTGTCATATCCAGGCACAGGAAACGCGGGCATAGCGCGGCGTGTGTTCGAGTACGTGTCGCAGAACCAATCACGTGACATGTTCGTGGCCATCATGTGGAGCTTCTGTTCTCGCTACGACTGGGCCATGCCCAGGAACGCAGTGCTGGAAAAGACCAGATGGGCCACCATAACTCCCTGGGACACCTCGGACACACAGGCGGAGGTACACAAGAAATTGGCCACCAGCGAGCCACAGCTGGAAGTTTGGAAAAAACGCAGGGAGGACATGCGCAGCACGGGAGTGGGGCCATTCGCTGACGCATTGTATAGGCACGCGGCCAACCAGTATCATGAGACCTATCTCAGCTGGAAGAGCATTGTTTGGCTGCAGAACATATTGGAAAAGAAGAACATAGGTTATTTTTTCACGCTGGCGGACAACACATTGTTCTGGGATGAACTCAAACCACTCAGCCAAGTTGACCCTTTGATGAATGCGTTGTATAATGAGCTTGACCTAGGCAAATGGCATTTTTTTGGAGAAAGGAACATGGGGTTCAATCAATGGACATTGCTGAACGACTATCCGCGAGGCACCACGCATCCTTTGGACCAGGCACACGTGGATGCCGCTGGATTGATGTCCGGTAAATTTCTAGATCTGTACAACACAAAAAGGAGCAAAACATGATAGGATGGATCAAGGGCCTAATAAACAAAGTGCGACTGGAGTTGCAATATCGCAAGAGATTGAAAGAGCTGAAAAAGAAAGATCCTTTCATCTACAAATAAAATGAGAACTTTAGGAATCAACTGCCTCAATCATGACGCCGCCATGGCAGTGGTTGAAGATGGAGAGATCCTATGGGCGGCACACGCAGAGAGATACAGCAAGGACAAGAACGATCCGTATCTCAATTGGCAAATAGTCAACGAGGCTCGCGAATACGGACCATGGGACCGAGTGGTCTATTATGAGCGACCATTGTTAAAAAAGACTCGACAGGCCTATGCTGGGCAATGGGCGGAAGTTTTCTCCAGAACTAACATGCCACAAAATTATCTAAATGCATTTGGAATAAAGATAGATCAGTATGTGGGTCACCATGAATCTCACGCCGCTGCGGGGTTTTTCACATCGCCATTCTATGATGCCATGGTGTTGACAGTGGATGCCATAGGAGAATGGGATACCACCTCAATATGGCAAGCCCAGGGCAAGCGATTAGAACTATGCTACAGGATCAAATATCCTCATTCATTGGGTGTGCTGTATTCAGCGTTCACACAGCGAGTTGGACTAAAACCCGCCGAAGAAGAGTACATCCTAATGGGCATGGCAGCATACGGAGAACCCAGACATGTGGCAGAGGTTTACAAGGATCTCGTGGACAGGGATGGAGATTTCACATTGAAGAAAAATCTACACAGAGGATTGCACAACTGGCTACCCGAAGCTGATCCCATGGATCTGGCAGCCAGCATACAAAAAGTTACGGAACAAGAATTAGAAAAACTGTGGCGCAAGGCTCGACAGTACATACCAAATGGTCAGATAGCGGTCAGTCCATACGGCAACAAGAGAAACCTGGTGTATGGAGGTGGGGTGGCCCTAAATTGTGTGGCCAACAGTCGATTGGCCGATCTTGGATTGTTTGACAACATATGGATCATGCCCAATCCAGGAGATGCTGGCAGTTCCATAGGGTGTATCGCGGCAGCTGAACGAAGACACATCAATTGGCGTCATCCTTTCCTGGGACATAACATAGCAGGAGAATACCCTGTGGATGCCATCATGAAAGAATTGGAAAACAATCGCATGGTGGGCGTGGCCAATGGCAGGGCAGAGTTTGGACCCAGGGCTCTTGGTAATAGATCATTGCTGGCAGATCCAAGAGGCGATGATATCAAAGATTTGGTAAATCGCATCAAGAAGAGACAGCAATTTCGACCATTTGCACCCGCCATACTAGAGGAGGATCTACACGAGTATTTTGAGGTACCTAAGTGCGTTGTAAACACCCCTTATATGCAATTTATAGCCCGTTGTAAGCATGGTAAAGACTTTCCTGCCATTGTGCATCATGACGGCACCAGCCGTGTGCAAACAGTGAATAAAACACAGAATCCAGGTTTTTACCAACTGTTAAAAACATGGAAGCAAAAGACCGGCTGTCCCATGCTGTTGAACACATCTCTCAATATCAAGGGCGAGCCCATGGTAAATGACATCAAGGATGCGGAACGCTTTGAAACCAAGTATAATGTAAGGGTACTATGAAAATTTTAATCACCGGAGGAGAAGGATTCATTGGCAGTTGGATTGTGGAGAAATTATGTCGCATGGGCCATAAAATTACCACAATAGATTCTGGAGAAACCTATGATGTGATTGATAGGGATTCTTTAGATAGTCTTTGTCAATGGCGTCAGAGGAACTGGAATCAGGTAACAAAGAAATCAGGAGATGTGACCGTGCCTCTGGATCGCGTGTGGTTGAGAAAACAAGACATAGTGATACACCTGGCAAGTTATCCCAGGGCCAAGATAGTCAATGAGCAGCCAGAGCTGGGAGTGGAGAACATAGTGGTGGGCACCACGGGCATGTTGCAGGACTGCGTGGAACACGGAGTCAAGCGCTTTGTTTATGTGTCCTCCAGCATGGTATACGGGGACTTCAAGGATGGAGCGGATGAGAACAGCGTGCCTGCTCCGGTCAACATCTATGGAGAGGCCAAATTGTCAGGAGAGAGACTAACACAGCAATTCAACAGGGCATTTGGTCTCGAGTACGTGATAGCCAGGCCCAGTGGGGTGTATGGAGCAGGCGATATACCAGATCGAGTTTTAAGCAAATTTTTTAAAGCCGCAATGTTAAACGAGAATATCTATGTCCATGACAATGAAAATAAGATCGATTTCACCTATGTAGAGGATGCAGCCGATGGCATCATCAGTTGTGCTTTGGCGGAAAAAGCTGCCAATCAAACATTCAATATCACAGCAGGCAATGCAAGCAGTTTAGGAGAAGCGGCAGAGAAAATTATCAAGCTGACCGGAAGCAAAAGCAAAATTATAGACACGGGCAAAAATTCATTGTATCCTTCCAGAGGTACGCTGGATGTGACAAAGGCTAAAAGTTTTTTAGGATATATGCCTAAGTATGATTTTAATAAAGGCATCGAGAAATATTATGAGTGGTTACAAAATAAAATTTAACGGATTAGATAGAATCTATTCTTGTTACAAGGGAGAACTAGATCAAGCTGCCCGAGACGTTTGGCGAACAGGCAACGTGCTAATGGGTAGAAAAAAAGTAGATTCAGAATTAGGAATGTTTGAAGATTTGGTAGCAAATTATGTGGGACGGGAGCATGCGATAGGAGTGCAGAGCTGCACGGATGCACTGTATTTTGCACTACGATCGCATGGAATAGGACCAGGTAAAACAGTGATATGTCCAGCACTATCCTTCCTCAGCACCGCCACAGCAATAAAACGTACCGGTGCGCATATGAAATTCGTAGACGTGGGAGTAGATGCTCAGATTAGTGATATCAAAGGTATCAAAGCCGATGCTTTAGTATATGTAAATCTTTATGGCAATCTAGCTGACTATGATAGGTTGAAACAGTATTGTCGTAAAAATAAAATATTGTTAGTGGAAGACGCTGCTCAATCGTTGGGAGCCGTTTATAAAAAGTCACATTCTGGCAGTCTGGGAGATATCAGTGTGTTAAGTTTCTCTCCTACAAAAAATTTGCCTGCTCTTGGCAGTGGTGGTATGATATTAACCGATGACAAAGAAATAGAGGAAAAATGTCTAGCTCTAAGATACCATGGAGTGAATGGTGCTGACATAGATTATGGATATAATTCTGTAATATCAGAAAGTCAAGCTGCGCAATTGAATGTGTTGATGATGGATTTTAATACTCTGCAAGACAGGAGGCAACAAGTCAGAGAACAATACAGTCAACATTTAAAAAGATTGTTGAATGTTAAAATTATTGACACACAATCAAACACAACTGGGTCCAATCACAAATTTGTGATATTATGTAAAGATAGAGATAATTTAAAAGAATTTCTTAATAAGAAAGGCATAGAAACACAAATACATTACAACACGATATTGCCACACACAAAATATTTTAATAATAAAGAGTCTTTCCCTAATGCTGAAAAAATTTCAAAAGAATGTTTGAGTCTTCCAATCTATCCACATCTAAGGAAGAATGAAATCAAATATGTTTGTGATATGATAGGAGAATTTTGTGGCTTTTGATTGTATCTGTATAGATTTTAAAAATAGTAAAAGTGAACAAAATATAAAGAATATTAAAAAAGTATTTCCTTACGTGAGAGTCATGCCATTCCTGCAGAGCTACCACGAAATAATACGATCCCAGATCTCATCATGCAGCACACGATATCTTTGGTTGCTTTCCAGTTTAATTGATTATCGAAATTTTGATTTTATGTTTATTCCCGAACAATTCCAAACAGAACAAATTCATGTTTGGTCCATAGAAGGACAGAAAGAAGGTGATACATTCTTAATACCAAAGAAGTATACAGAACAACAAATAGACCATCTACGAGACTACAAAGATATCAACTACCATACTGTAAAAAATATATCCTATGATTATAACATTGCAGAATCCCCCTACGATCTAAGCAATAACATCGATTGTCTGACAAGGACGCCGGGACCTCCCTGCAGATACGTTAAACATTTTGAAAAGGAAAACGATAAAAAAATATATCCCTCTTATTGGGAAGATCTAAAAATTTACATCGATGGCACCACATTCTATGTACCAAATGCAGCCGTGGATAAGATACACACGCAGATATATGACTATCACTTATTGTATCGATTGCAGAACAACATGGAAAAAGATTGTTTTGATATAGCCTTCATATCCAACGGAGAACCATTCGAAGAGGGAAACTATGAATTGTTAAAAACACATTTACAAAAAAACAACTTAAAAAATAAACTGTATTGGGTGCGAGGAGTGGATGGAAGAACAGCAGCATATAAACAAGCGGCCGAACAATCCAGCCAAGAATATTTTTATGCTGTGTTTGCAAAAAGCCAGGTGGACGAGAATTTTATGTTTGATTACACTGTGGATAGAGCAAAAAATAAAAGACATTATATATTTCATGCAAGATTATCCGAACTTGGATTGGAATATGGTACATTTAATATCAATCTTTTTTCCAGATCTTTATGCCTCGACACTCCAGATACCCCAGGTCTGGATTTCACTCTTTATAGCAAACATGAAGTCGTACCTATAGTGGCAAACACAGCATTATTGTGCCCAGACAACTACACAGCATGGAAAAATGCCTTTAGAGAAGTCAGCAAATTAATATTATGGAATAAACAACGTCCCACAGTGGAAACGGGATATAGGATTGAAAAATGGTTGTCTACAGGCAACACATGGCTTAAACGAGGAGCACATGATGCTAAAAAATTTGTGGAAGATTGTAATTTCGATGTTGCCAAGATAGAAGAGACTTATTCTTGGAAGTTCACCAAGGACACATTCTTCAAATTATATCCCGCAGAGGCCAGTTATTAAAAATTTAGATTGTCCCTATAAAATTTTTGCTTGGAGAACCAGTTGACATATTCTGGTATGCCCTGCTCAATGTCGATCATGGGTTGGAATTTCAAAAGCGCTATGGCTTTGTTGCTGTTCAATGTGTCTCTGTTGGGATAAAATTCGTCATGTGGTTTGGTGATGATCCTGACCCCGGGAATAAGAGATTGCACTATTTCCGCGGCATCGATTATCCTTCGTCCCCTGCCCCTGGTGCAATTGAAAACTTCATCCACGACATCAGACAACGCGGCCCTGACAAAATATTCCGCCACGTCCTCCACGTGTGAGAAATCCAATTTGTTGTCAGGACCCTGCACCGTCATTTCCTTTTTGGTGAAAGCACTTTTTACCAATTGGCTTATTACTCGCACTATTATGTCTGGAGTGCCGTACAGAGCTGATGGTCGCATTATCACGTAATTCAATCCATGTGCCCTCCTCCAAATTTTGCACATCAGCTCACCCTGATACTTGTACGAGCCATACAATGTGTTGGGGTTTGGCGTCACTTTCTCATCTGGTATCTGTTCCTTGAAATCACCATACACCATGCTGCTGCTGGCGAAAACAATTTTCCTCACCTTGTGTTTGACGCATAGGTCCAGCACATTCGCCGTGGCATTGATCATGTTGCCTGTGGCATCGTCTATGTTGTTCTGAACCATCTTGGCGTTGGGGTAAGTGCCCAAATGAATAACCGATTCTGGTTGGAATTCAGCAAATGTGGTGGCCATGAATGCCTTGTCCTCGATCCTGCCCATGAATGTGCGATCGTTATTGGCAATGACTTTCCTCTGCTCCAGCAATGGAAAATACTCCCAGTCTGGGAAGGCGTTGTATTGATGGTAGCAGTCCACCACACCCACGGTGTGTCCCTCTTTCTTCAGTCGCTGGCTGACGCGGCTACCAATCAGACCATGTCCACCCAGTATCAATATGTTCATGTGATTTTCTGATATTGCACCGAGAATGTTTCTGCAATCCTGCCCTCGCCGAGGAAAGAACCTCTGTGTCGATTGTAATTGATGATCTGTTCTATTGCTACTTGCGTGAAATATGATTTGTAGCACTCCAACGCCCTGATCTTGTGTTGCACATGATCTGTTATGTCAACATAGAGATTTGCGTTGAAATTTTCATAACGCAGGTTGTACGGGGCCTGGTCCATGCACCAAAATTCCTGGTATGACTTCCTGGACATGCTGAGACCCAACTCATAGCATACCCTATGCTCCTGATGTGTGTCCTCTCGCCAATGCGTGATCAACACGTCATAATCCTTGGCCACCATCTCCACTTCCGTGATGAGATTGTTGGACAGCACCAAGTTTGGCCTGCCGTCTTCGTGCAGAGGGGTTTGGTAACACTCAACGGTGTGCTTCAATACGCCCTGGCTCCTGTATAACTCTGACCTCACTATGGTCTCGTCCCTCTTGCTGTTGATCTCCTTGGATGGTCGGACCATTATGAGATTGGTCACCGCTCCACCCCCCGCTAATATTTTGGATATCAATCCGCCGCAGGCGGCTTCTGCGTCATCTGGATGAGCCGTCAGTATTAAGAATTTTCTTTGGCAGAACGCATTCATTTAAAAGTTTTGTCCAACAGCTTGTTGGTCTTTGACTCCATCTCTCTTTTCAGCTTGGGTATGTCAAATTTTAGGTCCACGTGTTTGACGTTGGCGTAGTTGTTGCTGACATATCTCTTCAGCGTGTTGGCCACTTCCATCTGGGATTTCTTGTTCTGCAGTTCCTTCTCCACGTCATAGTGTATGGTCACGTTGTTCTTCAAGGTGATGTCGCAGTACTTGACGTAGCCTATGGGCATGTTGCTGTACTTGATGCCCTCTAGAACCTCGGGCCATTCCTTGACGAACTCCGAAGTCAGTTGCACCCAGGTCTGCTTAGTTCTTGGCAGCTTCCTTGGCATTGGATTTTTTGTTGGATTTCTCTTTCTTGGACAGCACTATGTTCTCTTTGACCGCTAGCTCATTGATGGAAACTTTCATGTCATCCGCTATCATCTGATTGAGTTTGTCCAATGATATCTTGCCCGCATCACCGGCACCATAGGTCACTATGATGTCCTTGGTCTGGAACTTCTTGAGATAGTTGTCCACGTGCAACGATGCCAGCATGTTGACTCCATCCTGGAAATTGAGCCTGGCAATGTGGGTGCCCAGTTCAAAACTTGACTGGCCGTCCTTGCTCTCCACAGCTCGCATCAGGGCGTCTCGACTGTTGTCGGGCAGGAATTTAGGCCCCACCACCAAACAGAAATTTGGTTCGTTTGGTATTGTGCGGAACACGATCACCACCGGCGTATTGTCTTCTTTCAGCACGCCGATGTGTTTGAAAACACGTGCAGCTTCTGTGGTGCCGCCCGTGCCGGCAGCATCCATCACTAGCTTGTCATATAGGTTTAACATTGTCTACTTTCCTGGCGCTGTTGGCGCTGGTGCAGTTGCAGTTTTGTTGTCTTCAGGTTTGGTCTCTGGAGCCACTCTGGCCAGGAACATCTGAAGTTTGTTGTACACCAATCCTATGGTAGCCATCTCGTTGGCCCTGAAGGCTCCTCTAGTGGAAGCCACGTCAAGTATGGTGCCTATATTTTTTAGATCAGCTATGGTTAGATCTGGTGCTGCTGGCGCCTGTCCCTGTGGGGGAGGCGTAGTTGGTTGAGCGTTGGCAGCTGGCATGGCCGGCGCTACTGACTCAGTCTCTTTTTTTGTTTTTTTTGTTGCCATTTTTTTTCTCCTAATTGCAATTAGAATAATATTGTAACAAAATTAGTTAGTGTGGTCAACGCCTAAATTCACGCATTCTGGGCCATGCCGCTGAGTATGAACATGGTGAGGTCGCTGGGCTCTTCGAAGCCGATCTTGGTCACTGATGTGACTTGGTCATTTTGGTATTGCACATCATTTACCAAGGCGAACCTGCCAGCGCAGTGTGCGTGTATCCAGCGGGTGGTCTTGTGTTGCTGGTATTCTATTTGATTTGGTAATGCAATGACCTTGAAATGCGGGGGGATTCGATCCAGTTTCCTCGGATGGAAATTTTTTGGATTAATCCTCATAGTTCACCGTCATGCCAAATGGGGCCTGTATGTTCCTCTCGTAGCTGTTGTTGATAAGGAATATGGTGTCGCAGTAGTCCTTGTCACCCCAGCTGTCAAAGGGCCATCCGTCCGTGAACATGATGAATTTCTTGGGCTCTATGCCCTCTTCCTTCATGAACTCCCAGTTGCAGTCAAAATCTGTGCCACCACCGGAGCCGATCACGTATTCCGTTAGTTCGTCCATGTTGTCTGGCGTGAATATCTTGGGGTTGAAAACCTTGGTGTCGAAGGACCAAAGATGTATTTTGAAATCCTTGTACTGTTCCATTATGCCCCTGATCTCTCCCAGGAAATCCCTGCACTGCTGTTCACTTATGGATCCAGATGCGTCAATGGCCAGGCATATGTCAATGCTGTCCACGTTGACCATGCCGGGCAGGATGGCGTCCATGTGCCAGCTCCTCCTGCTGGGCTTCATGAACGTGTAGTCGCTCTTCATGGTGCTCAATATCTGTTGCTGTATGATCTCTCTCCAGTTCAATTTTGGTTCCGTGAGCACGCTTATCATCCTCTGTATGCTGCCAGGGAGATTGCCCGCACCTGTGCTCTGTGCCGCTGACATCATGGCTTCTTTTATCTCATCCTTGATCTTTTTAAGTTCTTCTTTTGTGTACACGGGTTTTCCGCCGGATCCTTGTCCCTGCTGATCCTTGTCCTTGCCTTCACCCTCGCCTTGTCTCTGGCCCTTGCCCCATTCTATGTGCTCGTCTAGGAGCTGTCCCAATTTCTTTAGGTCCACCTTGTTCTTCTTGACCTGTTTCATCAGCTCATCGTAGATCTTTTCCGAAGCCCAGTCCTTGTACTTGTCGTCCTGGAAGCCCTTGTTCTCGCCCTTCTTGCCCTTGGGCATCTCGCCGATCCTGTAGTCCACCAATATCTGGTTTACCGCGTAGTCGCAAGCCACGTTCCATATCTCAGGATCTCTGCCCTCGCTCCTCAACAGCATGTGCTCGAACACATTGTGCAGTACCTCGTGTCCGAACAGGAACTCGGTCTCTCTCGGTGTTAGGCTGTCGATGAATTTGATGTTGTAGAAGAAGTGTCTGCCATCAGTGGCAGCGGTTGGACACCAGTCGTCCGCGTTGACGATTTTGAGCCTCGTGGCCAAGTTGCCAAAGAAAGGATGCTTCAACAACAGCGCGATCCTCGCCGTGACCAGTTTGTCTAGAATTTTTTGATCTGTCGCAGCCATTATTTAGACTCCATGGCAGTTATGACATACTTGCCAAACTTCTTATGGAACCTATCGAATGATTTTAACTTGCTTGGATCAAATGGCAATTTGTAGTTTGTGAGAGCGATCTTGGCACCCATCACAACCAGCTCGGTCTCGAAGTTGTCCATCATGTAGTTGAAGAACCTGTCCGCCATGTCGTTCCAATTTTTCTGCTTGTCTATGTGCGCCTGTTGCAGTTCATAGCACAGGCTGACGGTGAGAGAATACATCGCAGATATCTCCTTGGTCTTTAGATCCTTGACCTTGCCGCTCAGTATGTCGGATGGGTTAGGTAGCTGGCCGCTAATTTTACGATGGTTCATAAACTTAACGGCCAGGCCCTCTCCTACTGCGCCTGCCACGAGGTCTGTGAGCGTACTTTCAGGCAGGCTGTCCGATAGAAGTTGGCTGACGAAACTCCACGATCTTGGAGTTGCGAAAGAACGTGATGATCCCTTGGGATCAAAATCATATAAATCTTGTTTGGCGAATGTGACATAGCCCACCACGTCTGGGTGTATGTAGTGCAGGGTCGCCCACTGCATCCAATCTTCGTAGTCCACTCTCAGTTCGATGTGTACGAACCTGTTGGCCAACGGCGCCGGCATCCTGTAGGTCACGCCCTTGTCCGCGTCCCTGTTGCCCGCAGCCACTATGGCCACGCCCTTGGGAAGATGGTATTGTCCAACCCTCCTGTTCAATATCAATTGGTATGCCGCGGCCTGCACAGCAGGAGCAGCCGAATTAAGCTCGTCCAGGAATATGATATCAGTGGATTCCGGATCGGTGGGCAGTTCCGCTGGTGGAGCCCAGACCATGTTGTTTTCTTTGCTGTTGTAATAAGGAATACCTTTGATATCTGTGGGTTCCCACAATGGCAACCTGATATCAATCACTGATCTATCTTGTTCTTCTGCGACCTGTTTGACGATATCAGATTTACCAATACCAGGTGCACCCCACATCATTAGTGGTCTTTGTAATTGCAGGCAATGCGATAGTGCTGCCTTTGCTTCATTTGGAGTTACGGTTCTGTTCTGAGAGCCAACCGCTGTGCCCTTTTCTTTTTTGCTCACCATTTTAAGACCTCTCTTAAAGTTTGTTATAGTATCATTATAACATAAAACCGTATAAGGTCAACTGGGTATAACTCACTGATTTTACTGACTTTTTTGCTCGTCTATTTTGCTCATTGCACGAGCCAACCCATATTTGGTCACATCTCCCGCGAACATCATTAATTGCAGGGCCATTCTTTCCATTGTGACCACAATCTGTTTTTTATCCACATAATATGGACAATCCACGTACTCATCCAACCATAGGAAAGTTTGCGGCGTGAAGATGATCTTGTCTGGAAATTTGATGCTGTAGGTCTTGATTTCTAACTTTTTTAAAATTTCTAATCCTGATTTGGTCATCCTCAGTGATCGGGCCTGATAGCTCTCTCTCACATTCTGCCACCAGGTATAATAATAGGTCTTGAGAGTTTCCTCATGATCGGGCTGATTCAGCAATTGCATGAAGGTGCGAGTATAGGCGGTCTTGACGTCCATACTGTTAATTATCTCTTGAATTTTTCGCCGGTCTTTAATAGGTACACGCCAAACTTGTCAGTCTTGTGCATGGTGTTGAGCTTCTTGGCCAGGTTCTCCGCGTGTCCTGGATTGGAGAAGGATACCTTCTTGTACTTGGGGCCTGGATAGTTGCTGACCAAACTGGAGCTTTTGAGATTGATGGGTTTACCATCGTAAAACACTGCCCAAATGCCTTCAGCCGCAAGCACTTCCTCTTGCTTGTAAGTGTCTTTATTGCTGATTGTTAACAGCACGGTTGGCTTGGGTCTGGACATAATTTATCATAGTATTTACCAATTTTTACCAGATAGATTATTTGCTGAACTTGCCGCCGTCCATTTCGATGTTGATTGTTTGGGCTTGTTGTGCTGTTTTGAGGGCTTCAATTATGTCTTCCTGCACAGACACCAATCTTGTCATGGTTTGACTCAAACTGGCGGCCAAACGGTCCGCATCCTGCATGGTCAGGGTGATATTCTTATCCTGCTTGCTCTTGGCAGTCCTGACCCTGGCTATGAAGTCTTCAATGGGTTGTGTCTGTATTTTGTTCTTTGATTGCATTGTTCAATATCTGTTGCATTTCTATCTTGCTTTTGATAGGCCCTTTGTAGGCATATCGCTGTAGTGTAATTACCTTGGGGCAGTAGGCCTTCCTCCATCCTTTGGGGAAGTCTATGATGTAGTAGCCAGCGCAGAACAGGCTCCTGCTCTTGGGGGTCTTGGTGTAGATGGGCAGTTGCTTCTGCACATCAAACATGCTGTTGTAGGGCTGTTGGGAACAGGGATAGCCATGCACATGCCACTCGCTCTCGTCGGTCTTGGGCTCGTTGGGCGGAACTGTGATGTCCATGGCGAAGATGCCCGATCCAAATCGCGAATAGAGACTCTCCTGCGTGGGATATTCTTGCCTCTGGTCTTTCTTGCCCAGGAAGATCCAACCATTGTCATCTTTCTTCTGCAGTGTGCCCAGCTTCTGTCCATTCTCCTCAATGATCCAGAACTTGTCCTTCACCAATATCTTAGCTTTAACTGTCATGCCAACCTCGCATTGAATGGTTCCACGTATAACTGTGCCTGTTCAGTTATCTTTTGCAGGTCATATTTGGCGCAGAACTTCATGAACCTGATGCCCACCTGTGATATCTGTTTGTTTTCTGCCTTGGCCTGTGCTATGGTTTGATCCAATTCCTGCACGATGGCCTCTGGCTGTGCGTGCAGGTCAACCAATAACCTATTACGCTCATAATCATCTATCACCCTGTGCTCAATGCCGTCGGGATCAACCCATTTGCTCAGCATGAGATTGTTCCAGGCATAGCCCTTGTTGAGCCTGTCCTCAAATGCCTCTATCAATCCCACTTTGCTCTTGGTGCCTTTCTTGCGCACTCCCGGGAAGGCTGAAAATATGTTGTCCGAAGGATCTCCCCTCATGGCCTTCTCAAACAGCATCCATTCGCGGTCCTCTACTTTCCTGTGCTCCTTGGTCTTGTTGTCTATCACCGGGTTACCCTTCTTGTCAAAATATCCCTCCATCTTCATGGTTTCCTCTGTGATGCCATTGTATTGTCTCACATTTGGCGCTACCAATTGATTTAGATCCTTGTCTGTGCTTATTATAACATGTTGCTGTTGGGGATGGAGATCGATCCAGCGAGCTATGAGATCATCTGCCTCACATCTGCCATTTTGCAGCACCGTGACGTTGGTCTTGGTCCTGATAAAATCCACGAAATCATCATAACACTCCCAGAACAGCTTGTTCTCTTCCTGCTCTGTGGCTGTCATGGCATCTGCTAATTCTTTTCGATTTCTTTTGTAGGGAGCATAATGGTCTTTCCTCCAACTACGACCTTCTAGGCAGAACACCACGTGCGAGCCATCAAAATCATTCCAGGCTTTCTTGATAGAGTTTAGCGTGATGTGTATGGCCATGCCGATCTTCTCAGAGGCATCACCACGTATGACGTGCCTCGCCCTGAAAAAAGTATTTGCAGTGTCCACTAGTATGTGGGTCATGCCCTATGATACCTCAGTCTTGCCGTCGTTTCTTCGATTGATTTGCACATAACCTGCGCCAGTTATGTCTATGCCTTGCTCGTTGCCGATGGTCCTGCAAAGGCTCTGGAACCATCTGTCCACTATCTCTTCTTCTGATTCTCCCTTGTAGCCATTTTGCTTCAGCATGTTGACGAATTCATCATTCCAGTCCAGTTCAAAAAATCCATTCCTCGGGTTTTCTGGATTCACATTCACTTGCAATACCTTGACCATGGGCTCTTCGCTCTTGGTAGTTTTCTTAATGGTTGTGTCTTTTGTTTTCTTCACTTTCATACCTCTATTTTACAACACTTCTTGGAATAAATCAATTGTTTTCCAACATGTCATTACCATATTATGTGCCCCACGCATTTTTAAACAGAGGCACCTGTAATCTATCACTGTATCTATATCCCATCTTCATTGCCAGTTCTGCCACTGTTTTATTGTTCATGTGGTAGACGCTTTCCACTCCACCCACAGGCATCAGATATACTGATCCCGAGAATCCTGCTTTACGATAATCTTTCACTGCTTCCATGGCCTCCTGCACATCTGTTTGATCTGCCACCACAAATTTCAAATACACATGACCCACTTCACCATATTCTGTCACCACTTCAGGCAGTATGGCTTCTTCACGTTTTTCTCCGCTCACGCTTAATTTTGCGCTGACCGAAAATGTAATGCTGTCTTTGTTTCTGTTGTTGCGTTGTGTCCATTCTTGCAAATATTTTTTAAAATCAACATGTAATTTTTGAGTGCCATTGGTCTCAAATGTTATTTCTTTGAGTTCTTGCATCTTCGCGTGTTCCAACAAATCAGGATATGCTCTCTGCCAACCCAGCAATGGTTCTCCGCCTGTGAATATGAAATGTTCATCCACCCATCGTCTGTGAGGCAATATCTCCATAGTTCTTTCCACAATGGCATCTGATGTCAGCATGGGAGATAGATCTTTGAATCGTGGATCCCATGATGCATATGAATCACAGCCTGTGTTCACCAGAGGCAGCTCTTTGTAATCTTTGAAAGGATGCAGTTTGTGTTGTTCAAACACTCGGTCATTCTCGTCACTGCGCATGCCTTTGGTTAGGCCAAAACCCGCACAGGTGAAGTTGCAGCCAAATGTGCGCATGAACACGGAAGGCACTCCCATGTAGCGACCCTCGCCCTGTATGCTGTAGAATAGTTCTGCTATCTTAATCTTGCTCATGAAAGTGATCCACTGCCTTTAATATTTCTTTTATTTCCTCGCTTGGCTCATTGCCAGTCTTGCCAAGGAAAGCGTCAGGGAAGTCTCTGTACAATGCATGTTGTATTGTGTTCTTGTCAACCAGGGAGTTCATGGCCACATGGTGTCCTTCCAATTCTCCGGTCCTGCGTCCCACGAGGCTCATGGCGTCATCCAGCTGCTGCATGTTCTTGGTCTCCATCATGATGTGGAAGTCCGGAAGTTCCATGCTCCTGAATCCCAACTTCATCCTCATGACCCTGAATGACTCCAGCTTGCCGTCTCTGACCAGTTCTCCCAGGAAGATCCTGATCTTCTCTGCGAAGTCCTTGCCGTCGACCCCTTCCTTTGGGTCGCACCATATGTGATAGATGTCGGCCATTATTTTTTATCTTTCTTATCCAGTCTCACAACGTTGCCGCTCCTGAAGTGACCCACGTTCTCTCTCTGTATGTCATCGTGGTTGAATTCAGCCCAATAAAGTTCGAAAGCCATGCCATCTTCCAAACCTTCAAACAGATGATAGTATCCTGGTTTAACTTTAGTAAAATCTCCCGGTCCTAATACAGTTTCATCAATGAGATCTTGCTGATCCCTCTGCCAGACCTTGATCTTCATCTTGCCCGAGACCACGTAGAAGCCATTCCACTTGTACTTGTGCTGGTGCTTGGAACAAACGCCACCTGCCTTGAAATCTATCCTATGGAATTCCAACACGCCATTGGCATGTATTAGTTCTGTAGAACCCCATATCTTACCAGCCTTATTTCCCATTATTAATCTCCTTACAATTTGTGAAATGAAATCTTTTCATTATAGGCAACCCACCCTTTTTATTACAATTAGGACATTTTACTATTGTTTTTGGTCCTAAAGAAAGTCCTTTATTCCAAGGTGTATATCCTTTTTTAAATCCTATTGTTTTATATTTTTTTGGTTTTCCATAATGTCCATGATTTTCTCCTTGAACTGTTAATCTGCCCGGCCAGTAACCAGTCGGACAATCAATATCTAATTTATTTTTTTTTCCATTTGTAAACCAAATATAACCATTGTGTAAAGGAGGTAATCCTCCACCCTCTAAAATATTCCATCCTACATTTTTATAGGGTCTAAGTTTTTTTTCTTTTTTTATACAATTCTTTATTGATCCTTTGTAAATTGTTTCAACTATCAGATTAGAATCTTTGTTATAAGCGTTTTGTAATTTTGGGTTTGGATGAGAATTGTTTTTTAATTTATTGAAGTGTGTATATAATCTCCCATTTATACCTTCTGTAGTTGTAATTCCTATATAACCTTCTTGATACATATCTTTATGTTCTGGTCTTTTGATCCAATATAACTTCATAAAAGTATTTATGGATTTTACTAGCTTTATAAATTTTTCCTGCTTTATTGCTCATATGTATATTATACGGATATTTAGATCGGAAGTCAACTTACCAAAAATATCCTTATCCTACCAATTTCCTGTTCAATTTCTTGGACAGGTATGTAAGCAGTATGCCATAGGCCGGTACGAACACAACCTGTCCCACTATGATCTTGACCATGGTGTTGTTGAAGGCCACCGCATGCACCCATGGTTGTGGATAGAACGCCGTGTAAAAGAATATGTAAGTGTCGATGATGTTGGCAGCTATCATGCTCAGTGCTGGTGCCGCCCACCAATTGGTTTTAAATTTTTCTCTGATTATTTGAAAAACATATACATCCAACAGTGTGCCTATGCCATAGGCCACGCCGCTGGCTATGCCCACTCTATAGGCGTGCTTGTCTCCCAAATACAATAATACTAACACAGATGCCACAATGGCCGGTATGATTGCCAACGCCACCACTGCCCTTGCGCTCTGCTTGCCGATCAATCTCACAGTGAGATCACTGGCCACGACCACTAACGGAAAAGTGAATGCTGCCGCTGCCAAGGGAAAGTTGGTCTCCCATCCCAATATATTGATTTTTTCCGCGAACAAACTGAATCGTATGGTGACCAAATAATTGCTCACAGCGATAATAAGTGTATGCAATATCACAAGGTTCCTGACCAATATCTTGTCCGTGCCTTTTAAAAGGTCCTGTACAAACTGTATCATTTTTTTTTCCTGTTGTTTTTTATTTTTGCCATTCTTCCCATGGAAAAACCACCCATTGCGGATTCTCGTTTTTGTCTATCTCATAACCAAAATAGTCAACTTTTACTGGGGAAGGCCTGTTGTTTATCACCACCGCAAACTTCACTCTGTCATGGCGTCCAAAATTGTCCAAGATATATTGGAAGGTGGCTCCGGTGTCATTGATATCATCAATGATCAATATTTTTTTTTGGAAAGCAAACTCTCGTTCCAGCACAGATAGGTTGGGCTTGGCGGCGTGATCTCTCAATCTCACATCCAAAACAGCATGTTCTTTCTTCAACCTGTGGGAAAGATAAACTCCCGGAATGCAACCACCTCGGTTGACACCAAGTATGATATCAGGCAGCCACATGTCATGCACTAGTTTGTCTTCGATCTGTAACAGAGCATTCCTCATCTGTATATTAGTAAAGTATAATTTTTCTACAGTTGCGTTATTTTCCATCGAATATTCTATTTTGTATATTATTAACTCTTACGAAATGAGCACATTTAGGCATGTCTTTGATTCTTCTTGCACCAATATATACACAAGAGCTTCTGACACCACCCAGAATCTGTTCCACAGTATCTCTCACTGGTCCTCTATTATCCAATAGTACTGTTTTACCTTCGGTGCCTCTGTAGCCGTCTTTTCTTGCACCGTGTTGCTCAAATGCTGATTCCGAACTCATGCCGTAGAACACCCTCTTGCCATCTCGCAATTCCAATTCGGATTCATCGTGAGCTGCCAACATGCCGCCCAACATGACGAAATGAGCACCTGCACCCAAGGCCTTGGCAATGTCTCCTGATTGGGTGCAACCACCATCAGCAATGATATGGCCACCCACTCCATTGGCAGCATCAGCACACTCAACTATGGCAGAAAACTGTGGCACTCCCACTCCGGTCTGTGTTCTTGTGGTACACACAGAGCCCGGACCGATACCTATTTTCACAACATCTGCTCCGTTAATAATCAATTCTTCAGTCATTTCTGGCGACACCACGTTGCCTGCTATGATGATCTTGTCGGGAAATTCTGATCTTATCCTCTTGACGAAGTCCACGAACTGCTCGTGGTAAGCATTTGCCACGTCTATTGTGATGGCAGGTATGTCTGGAAACGCTGCGATCACTTGTTTCAATGTTTGATAGTCTAGTGCTTCTTCATCCCATATGGCACCGGTGCCCACACAAGCAGAAACATATTTGAATTTTAATCCCGAACCTGCTGTGGCCTTCCAATCATTGAATGAGTAGTGTTTTCGAATCACTGTGAGCATCTTATAATCTTGCAATACTCGTGCCATGGAGAATGTGCCCACGCCATCCATGTTGGATGCTATTATGGGAGTGTAAGATAATTGTTTCTTGCTGTTTCTAAATGTGAAATCTCTAGTCATCTCAACATCTCTGCGAGAATTCAGTGTGGATCTTTTGGGTTTCAGCAGCACATCGGAGTAATCAAGATGTAGATTATAATCTATTCTCACCGGTCTCCTCCTCTCGAGATTTGCACATTCTTAAAATAGTTTGATAATGTTCCCATGCCTGACGTAGGGCAGGATATTCTTCATGTAGTTCTAATTCGTAATTCCTGTTGGCAGTGGATTGCCATGCATCATGAGACACAGTGTATGATGTTGATGCACTGCCCACATTCACTCCCGGTGGCAGTGTTGCGTTCGCCTGTACAGAAAAAAGACCAGGAATAGTTACTTGTCCTGTATTTGGATCTAACGACCCATGTGACTTTTCATTTTCCAATTCGGGAAATAGTGGACAGGTGCTGACTGTTGAGCTGTTAACCATTTGTACCACCCTGTGTTTCTTGTAATTGAATGTTGTGCATGAACTCGTTTTTTAATCCGGGATCTGTTTTCAGCAGCCCTTTCAACACCGTTGTCTGTGTGCTGGAGTTGTTGCTCCTTATGCCCCTGTTCTCACAGCAGCCGTGCCTTGCTCTGATGTACACGCCCACCGCTGGACTCTCTGTGAGCTTTGAAATCTTGTACGCAATCTTTTCCGTCAGTTCCTCCTGAAGATGTCCTCGGGCTGCCTGATGTTGTGCTATCCGAGTGTATTTGCTCAATCCAATCAATCTCTTGCCTGGCAGACAACCTATATAACAAACTCCCGACACTGGTTGATGATGATGTGAACACATACTTTTTATATCTGACCTTATCACGATCAATTGATCATACCTGCCGTCTTCGTTGGGGAATGTTGTGACTTCCGGAGCAGGATTATATCTTCCGCCCATTATCTCATTTATGTACATCTTGGCCAATCTCTTGCCCGTGCCTGAGCTGTTGGGATCATTCACCCTGTCGATCACCAGGCTGTCCAACACTGACTCAAATTTTGCAGTCAACTCAATGATCAGTTTTTCTCTTTCGCCCGCCTCTATGTATTGGCTGATGTTGTCGGCTGCGAAGAACCTATCTCCCGCCTTGACGACTCTTTCTCTTATCTGTTCACTGACGGGCTTGTTCTTGTCCACCCAGGTGTCCATCAAGCCTTGCACTACGGAATCTCTGTTGATATCGCTCATTAGTTTAAATCTTTCCGGTTGATCTTACTGTACCATTTTACAGCAGTCTGCACTATGTTGTCAACTGAGCTATGCTTAGGTTGCCATCCTAATTGACTTTTTGCACGTGTGGTATTTGCCACCAACACGGGAGGATCTCCTGCCCGCCTAGCCATCTCCGCAATCTTTATATTGCCCACATATTTTTTTATGGTGTCCAACAGTTGTCTGTTGCTGGTGCTGATGCCCGACCCCAGATTGTATCTTTCACAGATCACATCTCCTGATGCACGTTGTAGAGATAATACATGTGCATTGGCAAGATCAGTCACATGCACATAATCTCTCACACAGGTTCCATCTGGTGTATCAAAATCAGTGCCGAACAACTTGAATTCCTTATTTTGATATGCCGCTTCTATAGCCAATGGTATGATATGTGATTCATCTTCTCTCAACTCTCCAATTTCTGCATCAGCATCTGCTCCTGCAGCATTAAAATATCTTAGACTCACACTGCTCAACCCATAGGCCACATAATAATCTTTTAGAATATTCTCCACCATTAGTTTACCTTTACCGTAGGGATTGATTGGTTGTAGATCTGTCGCATCGTCTTCTGCTATGCCATTGGCAGGAACGCCATAAACGGCTGCACTGGATGAGAACACAAACTTGTTCACACCTGCTTCTCTGAGTTTGTCCAACAACTGCACGGTCATTATCACATTGTTCTTGTAATATTTAGATGGATCCTTTACAGATTCTCCCACCTGTGTGTGTGCGGCAAAATGTATGCAAGAATCTATGTTGTATCTGTGAACAATCTCTTTTAGGAAATCTGTGTCTCTGGGCAGATGGCATTCAAATGCCGGCCCATATTGGGTGGCCCAGGGTTTGGTCTTGATATCTCTATCCACCACCACTGGCGTGAACCCATTTTTTGTTAATTCTTTTGCTGTGTGAGAACCAATGTAGCCGGCTCCTCCCACTACCAGCACTGCCTTGTTCATGACTTTAATATTTGCTTTCGGCTGCGGTGTTTCTATAATGTCTGCCATCTCTCCTCCACTGTTCGCCTATGCCGGTCATGATGTCGATCATTCGATCAACCGTGCCATCGGTCCAGTCCGATATCTGTCCCATGTTAGGAGATGGTTTGGTCAATAGTGTTTTTAATTTCTCCATTGCATCTCTGCCGCTCCATGGCACATACATCCTGGTTTCATCATTGGCAAAAGTTTCCGGAAATGATCGATATGCCGGGAATAGCACATTACAACCTAGAGTGTCTGCCTCTGACACTGTGTTGGATACCCAATCCTGTAGAGCACAATTGAATAACACTCGAGTATCATTCAATAATTCATAATAATCATTCTTTTTAAGATTTTCATATATTTTTAGTGCACCTGCTTCTGCCATTAATCTTGCTCGATTTACATAAACGGGATTGTTGGATCTCAGCGGTCCTCCACAGAATATTGCAAATTCTATAGAAGGCAAAGTTTTGTTTGCATGCCAGTGTTCTATCAGATCCATGAAGAATCCAGGTTGTTTCTCTTGATCCCATCTAGCAGCAAATCCAACTCTGTGAGCTCGCTGTTCAAATGGTTTGATCTTTTTAACTCGTTCTAACACTTCCGCTTTGCCGTAACTCAGCCCAGATATGTTATAGATAGGAGCCTTCCAGTTCGCTATCCTCATGTGAGCCACCATCTCTTCATTGGTTGCAAGGACATGCACATTTGGTATCTCATTACACATCTGCTCATATAAACTCATCCACTTACTCATTCCCCAAACGTGTACAAAATCGTCTGGATCTATGGCCTGTGCCAAGCATCTCAAATAAATTTTTGGTCTATATTGTTCCGGTGATTGCTGTATGATATAAGGCAGAGATTCCATGCCCGGTTGGAACATATCTTCAAAAAATATTGCATCATCTGATGTGATCTCTCCTGCTTTCATCATCTTGACCAAATTCATCATCTGGCTCATGCTAAAATAACTTCTGCCATGTGCGTCCAGCACCTGTCCTGTCACTATCGCTTTGGAGTTGTCTATGGTGGTGCCCGGCACGATCACATACTCTATGCCACGTCTCTTATAAACTCTTTCTGTCCAGTCTGTTAATTGGAAAGTATATCGTGCCTGATAACTTTCAAGGCCCATATAAAATAATTTTCTCATTTGTTGTTCCTTTTTATTAATTCTTTTATAGTAATATCACTCTTATAAGATTTTTTACGATTAGCAACACCTTTTATTATCCTCAAATTATAAACTGATCCTACAATTTTTGGATCTAAATTGTTATTAAATCCTTCTACAATAGATAGTATATGATCTATATGATTTTGTCTATTTCTTTTTTGATTAGACATAAATTTTTTATAATTTCTATTAGTATATCTCCATACAGTTCTACAATAAATTTCATAATTTGTTTTTAATTTTGGATCTATTACACTTTTACTTTTATTGAGTTTAGAATTAATTGTTTTAGTTACAACACATTCTGGAGGGTTCCAGCCCCATGTAAAATATTTTCATTTTGCCATCTTTGTTAGTTTGACACCACCATCATTTGTATGTTTGATATGATAGTCGCACTTGGCCTTGAGATGCAACCATGTCCTGATCTTCTCGTCCTTGACGAATATGGTCACAGTGTCATCCATGTCGTCGTTGTAGCCGTGATAGGCCCAGATGAAATCCTTGCCATACGTGTAGCCCGCATTACCCATGATGGTGCACACGTTGGCCACTGCGTCCACGAAAGTGTAACTGGCGTTGAGAGCTCCACCGCCTATGGGCAGATGACCCATTCTCTTGGTCAGTGTCTTGACTGGTATGTTGACTTCTATATTAACTTCTTGGGTATTCTGCTTTCGAGCCATTCTCTCCATCCTCTGATACTTCTATTGTTACTCGTCTGCCTGGGTAACGTTCTATGATTGCAAGATATAAATCATCTGATATCATCTCACAACTCTTGTAGTCCAACGCCAGCGTCTTGTCCGCATACAACTTCTCCAACCATCTCTTGAACTGTATGAATTCTATGTCTCTGTCATCGTGGAACACTTCAATTGCCACGTGAAAATGGAACATGTGTCTGTGAGGATAACCTAGGAAACTTACATCATACTCATCACCAGTGGCCAATTTTGGATCTGTCAGTGCCGCAGGATATTTGTGAGTGCCTTCCTTGCGGAAAGTTACCCAGATCATTTTTGAGCTTTGGCTTAATTTTTCTTTCAATGCCTGTGCCCTCTGTGCTTGAATCATTTTATGATCTCATCCTTGCCATATTGATCCCAATCTGTGAACCCCGCCTTGGCCTTGTAGTCCTTCATGCTCATGGTCCACACGCCAGGATTGCTGTGCCTGAACGTGACATCATCTATCTTGAAGTGCAGTTGTTGGTCGTCATCGCTGTGCTCAAATATAATGGAGCAGAATGGTATGAATTTTGGTTCGTTCCATATCAGCGCAAATCTCTTCTTGACTTCTTCATGATCTGCATAGGGATAATCAATTGTGACATAGTATCCATTGTCCAATAACTTTCTCATTTGGAAAACATGTGTCCCTATGTTGTATTGAAAGGTCCTGTTGGCTCCGTAGTACACTGCCTCGCAGCCATTCATGGTGGCCAGTTCCAACACCTCTTCCGTGCCCAGATCATTGGTGGCCAGGAACAATGTCCTCTTGCCATATGCGATCGTGTGCTCGATCTCAATGCCAGTGAATACCTTTACCTCGTTGTTGTCAAAATGTCCTGTGTTGTAATCCCTGTGCATATTGTTTAATTTTAACATGATAATTTAAATTGTCAAAGTGTTAATTGTGCCAATTCCTTTTCCAATTCAGCGATCTCATCCTTCAGCGCCAATTTCTCTTTCTTCAAACGCATCAGGATGGTCTTGCTTTCCACGCTCCTGTCGTGACGCCTCAATTCAGTGACTTCCTCCACCTTTCTATTTAGGTAATGGTGGTGCAGTTGTAGTTTTCTAAGCTTCTTGTTTTTGTTTGCCATGTTTATGCTCCTTCGAATAATGAACTGAAGTTGTTTTTGCCCTTGCCACCACCTGTGGCCCTCTGCCATCTCGTGCCTCTGAGATCTGCCAGGAATGATGTGTTGGAACTGATCAATTCCATGGGCTTCTCAGATTCAAATACCTCTTTGACAAATGTGTTGAAATACAATATGTTCCTTGGAACGAAGTCGCTCATTTGATCCGTGTTGTCCGAATCCTTGATCTTTCTCCAGTGTTTCGCTTGGGGTTGATGTTTGATTGATTCGATGTCATTCATGTCATTGGCAATCTGCACTGCAGTGATATGATTATAAACATTGTGTGCCATCATCAAACAATAACTGAATGAGTCCCAGGCAGTCTTGCCTTCCTTGTCGTTTTTATTTAGGTCGCCCGGACCATACCAACAAACATCTCCCATGTTCAATCGGTTGCCAATAGCACTCTTGAATGGGAATGGTATAGTGCTGCCTTTTAATCTCTTGTCATCTGGTGCTTTCTCCATGATGTAACTCCATCTTTTAGGAGTGAATAGATTGTGCGTATAGACCAGCCCATTGGCAGTGCTCAAGAAAGCCGATGCTGAATCAAAGCTGATTGTGACATCTGGATTGACATGTTCTCTCAATTGTCTCTGGATCTGTGTCAAGAAACAAGCCCAGTCCAATTGTGATGTACCCAACACGTGTATCCAATTTTTCTTGTCTAATTTCTTTTCATCTCTCATTATGATCAATCTTTTTAACAGTACTTCCATGTCACACATGTTGATACCACCCATTGCCCAACCTTCAAACTCAAAATCTTTGATGGCATCATACCATGTTTGTGCTGTTTCCCAATCATCACCTTGGAGAACGTTTAAAAATTTAGTTTGTCCCAATCTATTTTTTTGAAAGAACTTATTGTTATAGATTGTGCCATTTAGAGTGTCTCGGAAACTCTTTAATCCTGTCTTGGGAGAATTCAATTCATCTGCCGCCCAGGTTGGCACGTCCAGTGTCATGGACCAGTCGGCAGTTAGTTCTAACCAATTTAATATATCACTTCTAACTTTGTTGGCCTTGTTGCCCTCGAAGTCTTGCCAATCAAAATTGATAACTCCTCTGCCTATCTGATATCCGCCCGAATCTCCCACTATGGTAGAGAATTTTCTATCTCTCTGTATACACATGCTGTCGGCCACAGGTGCTTTTTCCACATCTAGGCAAGCATGTCCTGCTGAGTATAGGCCCACGTCATAGGTGAAATAACCCTTTTCTGGATTGAGGAAATTCAATCCTTCAACGCCATTCTCAAAACCTTTGGGTAGCCTTTCTCGGGGTATGTGATCACCTTTCGCTCTCTGTTTGCTGACGAAGGTGTTGTAGAAATTAGATATCGCTGGCAAGAACTTGGCGAAGTCCCTGTTCAAAGGTCCTAGATGTTCCTGCCCTATGTTTGACATTATTGTGCCTGTGCTGGTATGATGTAACGATATACACCCACTCCCGAATCCACTGTGACTTGCATTGCACCTTCATTGGAGAAATGCAGAGTGACCTTGGCAGAATCAGACAGTTTTAATATTTGTAGAACCTGTGCCACCGGCCAACTCCAACCTTTGTTAAGGCTGCCCTTGACTCCCGTGGCGAATGTGAATTCTCCACCATGTGATGCTTGATCACCAAATGTGAATATCAAATTGCCATTGTCTGTTCTCACAACGAATGTATTATGTTCTGTGTTTGCCACCGATTGGAAGTTGAATCTCTGTACGCCCGCCACTGTGGGTTCGATCTCCACGTCCCATTTGACACCCTTGAACTTGATGGTCTTCAATTTCTCGTTGATTATCTCAGCGTTCATGAAACGATAATCATTTTTGAAATCACCTTTTTCATTTGCAAAGTGTATGCCCACAGGTACCTCGGCACCATTGCGATTGCCTTTGATGACTGAAATATTCGCTTTGTCTTTGTATTCAGGACATTTCAAATGAATATCTAATTTATTCAATTGTGGCATTCCAAATGTGCCTGTCAATCCTGTTTGTGCCTGTTTGAATGTGCCCTGCAGTATCACTGATCGATCCTCGGCCATGGAATCGATCGCGGTCTCAGCATCTGTGCCAGTGATCTTGACCAGCTCCAGGAAGCCCAGACCGTATGTGTGCTTGACTATGTCTCTCAATACGTCTATCATGTGTTTGCCTGTTCTTTAAAGTTAAAAATTAAATTGTATAGGATATTTAGATAGAAATCAAGCCTAAATTATTTTTTAGCTGGAATTTCCATTACCTTGTACAGCACGGGATTGTCATTGCCGGGTTTCTGGAATATGGCATAGTTGGCGCCAGATTTGAACTGGTTCATCTCTATCACTTTATATCCGCATTCTTTGATCAGTTGGGTCATGGCCGATTTGGTGTTGTAGTTCCAATAACCACGCTTGGCCTCGTTGAGGTCATGATCATATTCGCAGTTGGCATAGTGCAGGAAAACATAGCCGCCGGGCAAAGTGACCCTGTGTATGTCCTTGAGATATAATTTTATGTGCTGCTGCGTGAAGAATGGAAATGTGTCCCAGCTGAACACAAAATTTACCGAGTTGCTGGGTATGTCAGGGCACGCGGTCCAATTGGTCAGATGAAATTTTACAAATTGCAGGTGCGGTGGCAGGAACAGTTTCTTTACCTTGGTCTGGGTGTGCGGAACCACGTCAACGAAATAGTTCAGCCTCCAGGCCAGGAAACACTTGCTGAATTTTCCATAGCCGGGTCCTATCTCCAAGCTGTTGCACAGATGTGCGGACTCCCCGGCCTTGCCGAAGTTGTTGATCTTGAGCACTATGCTGTCAAACAACATCTGGTCGTGCAGCAGGTCATGCCTGGCATGCCTCCACTCCAGGTCAGCGGCGTACCAGTCCTTGGTCTTGTCCAACCTGTTTATCTGGTCCTCGTTGTTCATGTCAACGGCCATGGCCAGGGCTCTGAGTATCTTTAGATTGTCGTCTATCAGCTTCTGGAAGTCATGACCCTTGATCTTCTCCAGTTTCTCTATGGTTAATTTTATCTCCTCAATGCTCAGCATCACGCCATCTCGAATAGTTTGTTAAATGTGTTTCCCGTCTCTGTGGATCTCACGTCCCATTCCAGCACGCCGATGAGATTCTCTATCTTGCCATCCAGCACGCTCTCCTCCATGCCATCCGAATCAAACGGCAATTCCTTGAACCATTCAGGCAATCTCTGTTCGTCCACGGGATATGCTATGGAAGTGTAGCCCAGTGGATTGTTCCTCAATTTGCACACTATGACCTTGGCGCCATCCAGTATCGGCATGCTGTATCGATCCCCGTACAGCTCTCTGCAACGATTCCAGTTGATCGAAGCCCTGACGTGTCCAGGCATGTTGGCCTTGCCCTTCTTCTTCTCTTCCTCGTGGTACTCTGTGACGTTGTTGGCACGCTTGGGCGAACCCTTCTCCCAGCCCGGCCTTGATTTGAATTCCGCGCGGAACTGCTTGATCTTGTCCAACACCTCTGTCTCGGTCTTGCCCACCAGCACCAGATACAATATCTCGCTGAGGAAGTCCTGCACGAACACCGGAGTGTCAGAACGCTTGAGATCCAGGCCCATGGCCTTGACCTTGCCTTCCTTGCCCGCCGTGTCCACACGCTCTCCCTCCTTGTCGAAATACAACAATGCATATCTTTTTTTGGTTATAAAAAGTCCTTTGCTGGCCACCAATTCTCTGCCCGCTCGTATGACATCACCCCGGGTCTTGGGGCAATGGAATGACTTGGTCATGAACGTAGTGAACGTGCCATTTACTTCTTCAGCAATTCGATCATACAGTGCGATCGTGTTCTCCTTGCCCCATGGTATCTGCCCACTATCTATTTCTTTTTTCAATGTAGCATACGCAGAAAAATATACAGAGTCTGTGTCCCCATATATCACACTCTCACCTAAGTGATCGTATTTGCCTGCTATGATCTCATTGGTTTTAGCAGCCATGTGTTGTGTGATACATCTGCCAGTTAGTGTTACACTTTGTCCAATACGCATGTCAAAGAAACGACAGCCCGGATTTAGAATTGCGCCATACAGAGAGTTTAGATTAATTTTTTTAACCAATTGTCTTTTATCCCAAAACTCTCGTTCAATAGCATTGTCTCCACACTCACTCATTCTTTTTTGCATCTCTTTCCTCTCAGCGTACCACCTCTTCAACAAGCCTGGTATCACCCCCTCGAACTCATAGGTGAATATGGTTCCGTTGGCAGAGATCATCCACTGCCTGTTGCCGTCGAACACAAGGTCATGCAGTTGTGCCGCGCTCATCCTGACACTGGTGCCATCTTCCCAATCAATGATCAGTTCCGTGCCCTTGTCCTTGTTCATCACTGCCTGGTACTCCCAGCAACCGAACTGCCCTTCCCATGCCGTAGCGAACGACTTGCCCTGGTGCTTGGCCCTGTTTATCTCCGCTGACGTGATCACAGGACGTATCTGTCCCACGATGGTTTCCGGACCCATGTTCAAGGCCCTGATCACGGAAGGATACAGTGAGTTTATGTCCACGGATCCTATCCAGTCATGTATGCCCTTCTTGGGATAGGCCACATATGCTCCCGCCGCTGTCTCGATTGGCGCGGAATCATCTCTCTTGATTCTGCCCGGCACTATCATGCCTCTCCTGTGCGCCTCATTGATGATGGCCTGCTCTGTGACTGCCACTGCTCCCATGGTGGTCTGCAGCAGCACTGTGTTCTGGTGTGCGATCTCATTGGCCAGCTCAATGAATTTTAATTTCTTCTCTAATTTGGCCAACAGGTCGCAGTCCTGTCGGTTGTATTCTATGAACATGCCAAAGTCATTGTTGTACAACTGGTCCAGTGATCCCTCATAAACAGTCTTCTTCTCATCCAGTTCCCATTCGCCTATCGCATCCAAACGATAAGAATGCCTCTCCTCATAGGTGTACTTCCTATACAACTCCAATAGGTCCAGGTGCACCCTGCCTATAAGATCATAACTGATCTGTTCCCTGCCATATTTCTCAAATGTTCTCTTCTTGGGTTTCTCTCCCCAGAAGCACAGTCTCCTCGTGTCGTCTGAGCTCAATACCTTTTGGATCCTGCCCACTGTGTAAGGTATGTCGTATCCTTCCGAGTTCCATCCACTGATAACATCGCCCTCGTCCACCAAGGTCAGAAAAGCGTCCAGCATGTCCTTTTCTTTCTCAAACAGCATCACGTTGCTGAATCTCTCCACCTGCAGCTTGGCATCTGCCATGCTGAGTCCCTTGGGCGGCACCGCGAATGTGACCAGTTGGTCAGTCCAGTTGAGGTAACAGGTGATCGCCGTTATGGGCATGAAAGGGTCGTCGGTGGTGGAATATCCTCGCTGTGGATCAAAGTCCACCTCAATGTCAAAGAACACTATGTTGAGTTTTGGAGCATCCTTGCCCAGATAATTCTCCTCCAGACAGCGGAACACAGGATTGATGTCCTGCTCATAAAGTTTCTTGTTGCTCCTGATCTTTTGTTCTTTTATGAATTCCTTGAATGAGCCGCAAGTGACCTTCTGCAAAGTTTCTCCGTGTATGCTCCTGTGCTTGCCTCGGGCGTCGGGATAATAGAACACATATCTGGCATCGTAGTCCACGAATTTCCTTTTGCCCGTGGCGTCACGCTCCACAACCAACACCTTGTCGTCGTCCCTGCGATAGTATGCGTCTATGTAGCTCATTTAAAAAATACCAAGTAGTTGCCGATGCAGTTCATTATGGTGAACCATCCGGCAAGCGTAGTTATCCATAGGTTTCGCCTGCGATAGGCAGAATAGGCCATGGTGACAGAGCCAATAAGATAGAGAGGAAACACCAGCTGCATCTGTGGATGGGGACTAGTGAACGTCAACATTATTGATCCAGCCACGGTGAATAGCAGTGATATCAGTTCGTAATAGAATGCCGTCCTATCTGTGCGATAGCTCTGTATCCAGAATTCTCTTACGACGCCATACACTAGATCTTGCCCGCCGCTGCCAGTATGCTGTCCAACATGTCCATGTCGTCCGCCACTGCCTTGTAGTTGTCTCTGTGAGCTATTGAGATGGCCTTGTTGATCAGCGCCGGCTTCAGCTCAAGTTCCTCCGACAATGCCTTGACAGTGTCCTTGAGGCCGCTCTTGAGATCATCGATCTCGCCCATGACCTGTGAGCCTTCCTTGATCAGTTGTATCAGTTTGGTTTTTTCCGCTTCGTTGAAATTTCTTCCAGACATCTTATCTCCTTCGTTATTATTGCTTGTATTATACTATGTGGGAGATATTAAATCAATTACTTTTTTGTGAGACTGGCCCAGCGAGACTGGAACCACTGCCGTGCCTTGCCCTTTATCTCTTCTGGTAAGATCAACTTGCCGGACTCGCTGCAGTAAGTGATGTTCTCTACAATGGCGTTTATTGCTGCGGATTTGGTAATTTTTTTGCTGTCTTCACCCATTAGGTGCACTGGGTCATCCATGAAGCCCTGAGCCCTCTGCAGACCCCTGGATCCTGCGCTGATTGGCCTCTGCACCTGGGCGTCCGTGCCCACGTGGCCGTGGTCCTTCAGCCTCATCATGTCGTCCAGGTATTGCTTGTAGGAAAATATTGGTATGCTGCTCATCTGCTTGTATTTATTTGATTATTTCTTTTCTTCGGAAAGCTGGTCTTTGTATGGCAGTGCTGAGGATTCGATGAAGTCCAGTTCGGTCAATGCTTTTTCAACCGCTGCTGGATCGGCAAGTGTGTGAACTATGAAGCCATCGTAGGCGGTTGGATCTGGTTCTACATCTGCCTTGATGCCCTTGGCCTGCAGCTCCATCTTGATGCTGTCTGCGTATCTCTCGTCCACTGGTCTGTCCAGCCTGAAGTCACCTCTCGCCCTGAATGCTAATTCTCTTGGTTCTGTCTCGCCCTGGTATCCTGATGCCTCATCGGTGCCTTCTGCCTGCACGTAGCCCAGTTTCTCATATTCCGGCCACGACTTCTCAGGGACCTTAATGACGCCTTCTTTGCCATCTGGTTTGATGACCATTATCATGTCATCACTTTTCGTTGCTGTGGATGTGGATGTGGGTGTGGCTGTTTCTGCTGATTTTTCTTGGACAACTTCTTCCGCTGCCTTTTCTTTCTCTGCGATCACTTCCTGCTCCACCTTCTCCGCGTCCGCTATGATCTCTTTAGTTTCCTCAGTCTTGAGTAGAATGCTTGATGATTCCTCATTGTAGACTGCCTCATTGTCCGATATGCTGTTGTAGAGCTCAACCAATGCTGACTCGTCACATGATCTGATATATTCCTGTAGGTCTTTCTGCACCACTTCTCTGAACGTCTTTGCGTCATATGTCTGTTCTTCTTTTTGTTCGGCTTTGAGTTCCGCCAACTTTGCCTCCAGTTCAGCGATTTTGTACAACCTATTGCTTGCTTTTTTTGCTTCTTTGATGATTTTTCCCGCAATAGACTTGTCTGATTCTTCTATGGCCTTTGTGATGTCGCTCTTCTCGCCGGTGATTGATTCAATTAATTTTTCCGCCTTGGCTGATATCTTGGGTGGTTCCTTGAATTCCTTGATTCCGGCCAATTTGGCAATGTCAGCCAATGATATTGATCTGTCATCCAGCACTCTGGGCTCTTTCTTTGCTGCTTCCAACAGTTCTTGGCGTTCCTTTTCTGGGGAGAAATCGCTCAATTCATTGAGTCTTTTTACAAGTTTTGCGAAATCGTCGTGCTCAAATTTGCGTGCCATATGAAGTATTTATTAAAACCAGTATTATAATAATATATTATTATTTGGGCTTGTGCTAGTGCTTATGTTTAAAAATCACTTGGTTTTAACGTTTTTGGCAGCACCTTTGCGGTTGGCATTGGGATCCTGCCTGCGCTTCCTTGCCCCTGCTTTGGCTCGGCCCTTCTTGCCCATAGCATAGGCCTTGCTCCTGGGCAGGCACTTGGGCTTGCCTTCCTTGCTGCTACCCCTGGCACAATCACCCCTGATCTTGCCGTCTGGACCAAATCTCACCCATTTCTGCTTGAACCATTTCTTGAGATCCTCATTCAGCGATTCATTGAAAACTAGATTGCCACAATTGACGCAGATGTCGATGTCCTCTTTTTTAACGCAGTTGGGAACCATGCGTCCGCCCTTGGGTTTCATGCCCCTCTTGACATAGCCCTGCCAACATGCTTCTATGATTTCTTTATATCTCATTTTTTCTTGTTGCCCCAGTTGGCAGCGCCTACCTTGCGGCAGCGCACCAATGCGCCTGATGCATAGGCGCTGGGCCAAACTTTGTATCTGGATTTGACCTTGCTGTAGCATGCGTCCTGCTTTTCGGTGATGTCTGTGACTTCCAACGCCATCTCTAAATTATCCTGTAGATGTTCTTGGTATGTCATCTGCTCTGCCTTGGCTGGCTGCTTTGTCACCATCTTGTCCTGTTCGCTGTCCTTGGGCCTGTTGTTCTGCTTGTTGTAATCTCGGATGGGCTGCATGATCTTGCCCATTATCTTAGTCTTGAAGCTCTCGTTCTCTTTCTTGAGATCCGCGGGCATGAACTTGGCATATCTGTCCTGCATGTTTTTGACCGACTGCAGGTTCTGGCCGGAGTCCAGGCTGATCTGTGCCTGCTCGATGTCCTGCTTGATGTTCTGCATCATCTGCGTGTCGCCTTTTTGCTTGGCAACATCTAATGCTTTGTTCATGGCCTGTATCACTGGCACGCTGT